AACTGGCCGCCGACTTGCATGCGCCGATTGTTGGCGTCGTTCGTGATGTCAGTCTCGATTATGTCCAGTAGCGCTTTTATGGCGTCTTCTCTCGGCTTACCTTCTGCAAATTCCGATACGGCTTCATCCCAACGGATTGTCATAGGCGATCCGGGATCAAGCACGTTGCCTTGATCGTCGAGAACGGGCGGGGCGGTCTTTGCCGCAGTTCTGCCGGGGAATTCCGGCCCCTCTTCGACTCCTGAAGCGTAGTCCCCAAACCCGTCGACCTCGGAACCTCTGGCGCGAATGCTGTCCAATCGCCCTTTCAAATCATTCAAGGTCTTCAGGGATTCCTCCGCAGTGCGACCCCCGGTCTTTAGGTGCTCGTCTATTTTACCCTGTACGTAATCCAAGCGTCGTTGGGTCAACATGTCTTGCAAATATTCCTTGCGGCTTTGGACTAAGCCACCGCTCTTTTCGTATGGCGTGCCCCCGTATTGGGATAAAGCGTAAGTGGTGGGGTTTGACAGATTGGTGTTTTCGGATGTGCGTGGACGGCGGTTGACCTTTTCATCCGGGCGTCTTGATGCGGCGGCTTCGGCGGAAGGGTCGTAGAGCTTATATTGAAATTGTAGGTGGCTTCCTTTGGCATGTTTGGCGTGCTCTTCCGGTGCCCAGCCCTCCAACTGGCTCCATTCTTCGTCGGATAGGGTCTCTGGGGGGTATGGCTCCTTCGTGACTTCTACAAGAAGTTTACGATCTCCGTCCACGACCTCTACGACGTCCCCAACCTTTAGGCCCTCGATACCTTTGAACTTCGAATCCCCTTTTTGTTTCAGTCGCGTGGTGGCTGTACGTTGCCCCGCCTCGATCCAATCCATCGTGTTCTCCCCGGTCATTCCGTCGCGTGCCATGCCGTAGCCATCCTTCGCTTCCGGCGAGGAGTGCGGCTTATAGCGCATGACAAGCTTCTGTACCGGCGCCTTGGGCTTGCCGGGCTTGCCGCCGCGAGCTGCATGGAATTCGTCTTTAGCTCGTTGGTCGGATAGTCGCTGTACCTTATCCAAGGCGAGGGTCGCGAGGGGTGTTCCTTTGCCTGCCGAAAATCCGGCTGAAACGTCGCCGGGGAGTTCCTTGCCTTTCGGATCGATTTTTATCTTGCCCTTGGGGCTCGTGCCTACGTCGAACTGACTGGGCGAAAGTTCCGCCGCTCTGACGGCATCTAAAAGTTTTCTGTATTGATTGGGGGTCAGGCCTTCTTTTTTCTTGCTGATCGGTGCGTCGGGGCCAGTAGCCTGCTTGCTGGGATCATACCCGCCATCGGAAGGGTCGCGCGCGAGTTCCTGTAGTTTCTGTTGGAGGTTGTGCTGGTCCTTCCTCTCCCATTTACCTGTTTTGTTCCACGATCCTATCTCGCGGTAAACGCCTTTACTGACTTCCGTTCTTCCCACTCTGCCGGACTGCTGTGCCATCTCACCGAAGGTAAGTTTTCCGGTCACCTCGCCACCTCGCTCTCCCGTTTCGGCATACACCTTTGCCTTGCTAAGGGCCTTTCCATCCTTGTCGACTAATTGCCATTCTAGAAGCGGATGCGGGGTGTCTTTCCAGTCTACCCCATACTCCTCAGGGATCAGCAAATCCTTGTATTTCTCGAGGGCATCCAGACGGCTAGTCCACTCAGCTTTTTGCTTCACTCCTTCTGCGCGCTCCTCGCCGGTGAGATCCAGCCCCTTGTTCTTCTCCATGTGCTGCTTCAGCTCGTCAATCTCGCCTTGGATGGCGTCTCGAGCTCCTTCGCGCTTCGCTTCGGATTCAAACACCAATTGATCTAGGACTTGGTGATCCAAGGTTTTTCCGAGGCCCTCTTCCGCGAGCTTTTGGCCCATGTGGTGGTCGCCCCAGTAGGACTCTTCTCGCATGCCCTCCAAGCCGATTATCTCAGCTGCGATTGCCGTGTCGGGAACCTTTTCCGCGCCCCCGTACTCATCGGCAAGTTTCTCCGCGGCTTTATCATATGCCGCCTGGAATTTAACGTCGTCCTCCAGGACTTCCTTTGCGTCCGTAAGCTTCTTGTGGGATGCGGTTATGTCGTCGTGTTGACGTTTCCGAATCTTTTTGGCTGCCGCCTCGGCTTCCTCGCGACTGTCGTAGGTGGTGACCTTGCCCCCGCCCGAAGGATCTCCAATGGCTCCGCGCTCGCCGGAACGGAATCCGGGTAGCGACTCCGTGACGGTGAACTTTCCCTCGGGGGCGGAATCCACGAAAGTTTGTGGGAAATATTCGCCGAGCTTGCGGCGACGAGCGGCATCCTTGTCTCGTGTCGTTGGTTCGGCAGGGCTGGGTGCGGCAGCGGTGGCGTCTTCAGGATCGGCATCTGAATCGTAGGGACTTTTTATCGTGGGTCTGTCGGGGTCGAGCGGTTCGGCCGGTGGTGGTGCCTCAGGATCTATTCCGGATGCCGCCTCATCTAAGTTTTGTGCTTCGCGCTCATCCAGGATGGCGGCCCTAACCGAGGACATGTCTTCGCCTATATATTCCTCCATGGCATCGACGATCTCCTCTACGGACATGTCCCCACCTTCTGGGCCCTCCCCCCAAAGTCCGTCTTCGGTTCTGTAGGTCAACCGCAGCTTATCGACCAATGCGTTGAGACCTTCCTGCTCGTTCAACCCATCCATGACGTGGACGCCGGCGGGGGATCGCATATTGGGGGCGTCGAAATCAACTTCGGTGCCTGCTCCTCCCATCTTGGGTACGCCGTAACTGTCGTACCCCATCCACCCCAAGACCTTTTGCTGGAGTCGTACGGAATTTTCCTTGCTTCCTAAATTAGGGTCGCCTATCCACTTTTCCAGATACGGTTTAATGTGACCATCTAAAAATTGTTTTAGAGGGGCGGACACGGTATTGTCGACGGTTTGACCTGCCAATAGCGCTCCCCACTGATATGCAAACCACTCTTCGGCGAGCTTTTCCTGGCCCATGTTGTCGAAGGCCTTTTGGGTTTTGTTTTGTTCGGCAGGGCTTAAATCGTGAAAAGATACACCGGGCTTTTTGTTGTGGTACGCGCTATAAGCTTCCAGCCGATCTTGCTTGCTCAGGGTGTCGTACATGTCGTACATCTCCTGAGGATTCTCGAAGATCATTTCCCGAGCAAAATGCCCGGACTCATGCATGAAGTGGGCGATGGGGTTGTCCTTCATGCCCACCTTGCTTATGTACAGAACGGGATTGCCTTCCTCGTCGTGCTCGAAGGCCCCGCCCAATTTGTCGCCACCGCGGACAGAGGTTCTTTGGGAGTTCATGACCACCCGGAGATTGCTCATCTTCTCGGGGTTGGCTGACCACATACGGGCGATCCAATCCTGTACCCACATGGCTTTGTCCGCCGGGGCGTTGGGGTCGGTCGAAACATTTAGATTGCCCGCCTTTAGCAGAGCGTCCGTCATGCCGTCGGCACTGCTGAATGTTCTGAAATCCTCGATCCACCCTGCCCGGTTCATGGTTCCGCTCTTGCCCTCGGGGCCAGTGCGCACATTGGAGTAGTTGAAGGTGGCGTTCTCGAATTCCACCCGGCCCTTGCTGGTGTTGTAATAATCTATGGCACCCCCGATTGCGCCGGGTCCTATGCCAATCACGCCTTCCGCTGCTATGGCATCCCAATCCCAAGCCTCGCCAGGCTCCTTGGACCAAGCCTGACCTAAATATTCCCCGCCCATGCCGCCGAATGCGTCAAACCCGAGCTCGGCACCAACGGATCTGGCGCGCTGCCACCGGGTGAACCTCGGGACATCCGCAACTGATTTTGCCCACGTTTTAGCGTCTATTAACTTGCCGCCCTTGAACATGGCTTTGTTCGCATGAACCAGGCTAGCGGACACACGACCGGCCATTCCGCCGGCAGCCGCATCCATAAATCCTATAGGTACACCCTTCTTAACTGCCTTGTCGACGATCTTGTTACGAACTACGTCGTTGTGCCACGCCGCCGCAAATACTTTGGGGTCCTTAATGTTGATGTTGAGCTCCTGCATGCTCTCCATGACATTCCCGGCGGCCTCCAGAGAAAAAGATGATAGTCCCATTCCGAGGGCTGCCCCAATTCGACCACCTATTTCCGCGCCACCTTTGCCTTTTGTCAGGGCACCTATGATGACACCGCCCACAGCCGTGGGGACACCGACCTTTACGGCCGTGGGGAGTAAGGCGGACATGGACTCCACGAACATTTCGACGGCGGCTAGAGGCTCATCTAGAACCAGCTTCCCCATCGCTTTAATCAAAGTATCACCCTTGTCCATCTTTTGGTACCGCTCCAAGGCGGTGCTACCCGGCAAGTCTTCGATCTCGCTCTGTATCTCGATCAGACGTTGCATGTCGTCCAAGTCCAAGGTGTTCGTGATAAATTCCTTGGTGTAATTACTCTGCTCGCTCATCAAGCCACCGCGAGTGATTGCATTGCCTAGGCTCTCCAACCATCCGACGGACTCGGCCTGCTCGAATAGCTCGTTGTCCAGGCCGTGCTGAGCTGCTATGGAGACCGACTTGTGCATGAGCTCTTCGGCGGCTTGCATGTCTTTCTTGAGCTTATCGGATTGGGAACTCCCAATGGACTTTAAAAATTGTATTTGGGAATCCTGCCAATTGTTTTTGGCCTCATACACGCTACTAAGAATTTTAGCCATTCCTAAACGCTCAGGGCCTCCCAATTGAGCAACCATGTTTTCTAAAGGCTGACCGTTGTATTCAGTCATTCCGGCCTTGCGCATCCTGTCCAAGTCCAACAAGTCAGTGTCGCTTTTAGCTAAGCCCGTCGGATAATGACCGTCGACTGTGCCGTTGCCGTAAGAGAACATAGCCCCTCTCGAACGTAGACGACGATCTTTTATAACTTGTTGACGACGGTTTAAGACACCGTCCAAGTCGCCTTTCATGGCAGATACCATGCGTTCGTTCTGCTTCTGATTGGATGCGTTGGCGTTGTACTCGTTCCACCACTCTTTGCCTGTAGATTTTAGTGCCGTGCGGGGATCTATGCGATCCGGATTTAGTAAACCACCTTTCCAGTACTTGGGCTTTTCCCAGTGCAACGAGTCTAGCAAATCGTCTGTTTTCTTTTTGCTTGGTGGAGTTTTACTCGTGCTCTTCTTGCGAGCCTTTATCTGGCTGTCCATCGCCTCGCGCTGAGTGCGGGGAATGTTTAACATAGCCTCCATCATGTTGGAACTCACTATGTCGGCTTCGTCGGCCCTTGACCTTCGGCCCTCGGACTCTTCCTTGAGTTTTCGGAACTGATCCCTGAGGCCGTGAGGTGCATTCCAGCCCCCGAAGGCCTTCAGACGTTCTTTAGCCGAAATCTTCTCGTCGGAAGGGCCAAAGGAAAAGAACCCATCCTCCTCGCTTGAGAGCTTGGTAAGGCGGTCGAATTCCTCGTCTATGTGCGTGATGTAATCATCATCCGTTTCTACATCCCCAAATAAATTCAGCCCACCGTAAAAGGGTTCGAGTTTTTCCTTTTTGAACTTTTTGTAACGGTTTTCCCATATATCTGCGGATTTTTTAAATTCCGTGGCATCCTTGCCCATCATAGTTTGTTGGGACTGCATGCTGTCGTAAGCATCCAGTTCATCTAACGGAGATTGGTACTGCTGAGGGTACTGCTGAGGGTACTGCTGTTGAGCGGGCTGCTGCTGAGCCGGCTCCTGCTGGGCAGGCTGAGGATACTGCTGTTGGGCAGGCTGTTGCGGAGTAAACGGCTGATATGGCCGCTGAGACGGTTTCGTCAAGAACTCGTCTATGCCGTTTTCTTCGTCCTTGCGATACCGATCGGCACCCAGGTCAAGTGTGTCGTCCCACCAAGCCATAAGTACCTCCGATTATCTTCGCGATGCGTCGTCCCACCAGTTTTCGTCTAGGTCATCCACCATAGCGGCGGGGACAAACGGCAAAGCTGCTCCGTGTTTTTTTAAATTACTAGATTTTGCTAATGCGTCGTCCCACCAGTTTGCGCCGAAGTCATCTAAGGTGGGCTGTCTTCGCCCTTTTGGTTGCATCCACTGCGGCCAGTTTTTTGAAACGGGTACTTGAACGCCTGGGGCGCCCGGAGGTGCGGAAGGCATTGCCTCGGAGTACGGGTTATTCGGTCTAGTATTCTGGAGTCTGGGCCGGCTACCGGGCATGTTGAATACGTCGTCGGCCTGGGGTCTGCGCGGTCCGCCGGGCATACCTTGCCTAGGGCTATTTGGCCCTCCCGGCATGGAAAAGTTAGGACGGGCGTTATCCAAACGAGGCTGTTTGTTGCTTAGTCGAGGCTGCCCGGGACGTGGTCCGGAATTGGATAGCTGTTTCGGTGGCCTTGGTGGATTATAGGGGGAGGCTTTAGAAAAAGGTGTAGATTGTCTTCCCGCGCCCGGCATAGTGAAATTACCTACTCTGTTGGGTAATCCTAACTGAGCGGGGGGTTTTGGAAATTTAGGTTTGACTTTGCCCCTGCTCGCCAACCATAGGGCCAAGGCGCCGCCGGTGAGTCCGATTTGCGCCCACGGTGCCGTGCTTCCTCCGAAGCCTAGACTTTCATCGCCTGACTTAGGGGTGGGCGAGGTGCCGGGACCGGGTTTGGGGGTAGGGCTAGGGTCGTCTAGACTTGGAGGTTTGTCGGTAAATGGAGTTCTTTTGAGTTTGAAGTCGTCAAGTTCGCCTCTGGTGTAGGCCATGATCCATTTCATTTTGTCTTGCTCGCTCCACGCACCCTCAATCCCTTTGGAAGCCTTCCAGTCGTCGATCAAATCCTGGTGGCTGTCTACGACATTGCTGCGGTTTTCTAAATCTTTTAGCTTTTGGTGGTATTTGCCGATCTGATGAGTGTCTACGTCACCTTGCAAAGCTTGACGCAATGCGACCTGATCAATGCCGTGGGCTGGGTCGTTAGGAAATAAAGAAGGGTCGAAGTTCTTGTGGTCCGCCATGCCCCCCTCTAAAAATTCTCGGGCAGTTTTCCAAGAATCTAAGCGGTCGATATTTGGGTCGAGGCTTTCAGGGGGTTGGCCGGGGAGTGTTTGGCCACCCCCTTGGGTCACCCGCGCACGAGCCAATTCTATCGCCTGTACGTAGTCTTCATAGCTACCATCCGACACCGTCTCAAATTCTTCCTTCGTGGGCATTCTGCCCAGCCTCTCCTCCAGTTCCATGAGTTCTCTCGGTTGGTGGCCGGCTTCTACGACCGTGGCATTCTCCGACTTTTCCTCGTCATCGAAGGGGTTGTCCAGGGGCCCGCTCGCCATGCCGACGCCGGCGATAGTTGCGGGATAGGTGGCTCCTTTCAACCTTTCCTTCCAACCTATTTTGGAGGGGTATATATTAAATTTGTTTTTAAGCTGCTTTGCGCTAGTGGTACCTCGTGCGCCGAAGCCCGTCTTACCTACTATTTCTCTCATGTAGCGGTCAAGCGCGGGTTTTCCGCCCGTCTTAAACGTTTTGAGTAGCGCGGGCAAAGACGTCATCGCGATTTTGCCGGCCTTGAATGCCGGATAGGAAAACACAGCATTCCAGAAATCTTCGCCGCCGCCCTCCGTGAAATCAAAGGGATTGACGCGCCACTCTTTCTCCTTCCCGTCGTTATTCCCCATTAAATCCTCTATCTGGTCGCCTATGGCGCTGCCGAGCTTCATGGGGGAAGCTGCAGTCCAGTCGGCTGCCGTTTTTCCAATCCTTTGCAACCAGTTGTCGTCATCGTCGATTTTTGACCACGGGTCTATCCAGTCCTCATTAAATTGCTCGCCGCGAGTTTTGTCACCGGACTCAGAGCCCTGACGAGCGGCGTTGATGCGCTCTGCCTCCATAATGTCCGCGGGGGACATGTCCTTATGATACCATTTTCCGTTTACCTGTTGGGTCATTGTTTCTTCGAACATATAGATACCTTAGTTATAGTTAATTGCGGCTACAACCGCTTGTGCGCCCTCATTTGGGCTAGCGGTAACCGCATAAATCCATCAGGGCACAAAAGACCGGGGTTCTTTCGAAGCATGCGTGTGGAGAGCTTCTTTTTCTTGGGTAGTCTGTATGTAGAAGCTAAATCCAAATTGTATAACGCAATGGCGGCGGCAAGTACGTGGTCGTCGTGGTGACCGGGAGCCGCTGTAGGCTTTCCCCGGTCATTTACCACGAAAACCTTCATCTCATGCAAGATATCCTTGTCGGGTATATCAAAATTTCCTTCCATTAATTCCGCAGCCATGTGGTCGATTACCGTCTTTCGGGTTATCTTGTCCGTAGACCATCCGAAACTCTTTTCGACCATTCCGCTGGAGTCGTTGACCTTTCTCCGGCGGTATACGCTCAAACCCATCTCCAATAAATACTTCAACAAGGCTAATCCGCTGTTGTTAACCTCGGGGACGATGAATGCGCCACCGTACCAACGCGCAGCTCCTTCAACCTCCTGCGCCAAAACCCCGATATCTAGCCGAGAATGATGCACGGCTACCAGCCTAGCGACGTGCCAGTCACCGTGCCAATCCTCGAAAGGAGCTCGCCATACCTGCACACTGTGAAAATCGGGGTCGGCGGCCAAACCCTGCATCTGTTGGTCTTCGCCCGTACACGTGTCTACCGATATTAAGTACTTCGAGTCGTGTTCCGGTTCGTCATACACTCTCCAGTTTCCACCTAAATCCTTTCTAAAAGACCCTTTGTTCCCCTCCTGCACCGACATTACGCCAATTTGGTAATCCTGGGACTTAGAGTGCTTAACCATGTCGTTCAAACTTTCCATATGAAACCTTGGACGGCTCGACATGAGGAAACATTCTTCGGGATCGCTCGGATATTCCTGGCGAAACTTACTTACGTCACCGTTACATTTGTCTTGTAGCACTCTGCGACGCCAGTGGAGGTTCTCATACGTCACGTCAAACCGCTCCAACTCCGACTTTTCGTCGTCGGACATCGTGTCTTTAAATTCCTGCAGTTCTTTTTTGTTCTTAAAAGGTATCACCGAGTCCTCGAACTCGAACCACGCCGCAAATATCTTCGCCCATTCGTTGTCTTGCACCCATGTTCGGTAAAACCAACCGGCGGGCCCGTTGGGCGTGGAGTCGGCAACAACGAGAGAAACGTTGTCTCCGTCGTACAAAGACTGCAAATACCCCAGTGCAGGGTCTCTTTCCCCGCCCAATGGCCAAAAAGCCACCTCAGTCATGTTACCAACCTGAATCGTGCCGGATCTACCCGCATTCTTAGATCCTGCGGTCTCCTTGCCGTAGGCGCTTGAACTGGACAATTTGATCAAATCCGCTAAGTTTCCTCCGTCTTCCAAGTTTACTCCGGTCTCGTCCCAAGGAAACATGTCGTTTTCCGCATATCGACGGTATATCTCGAACACTTTGTCCGATGTTCCGGCTATATCGCCCATCAAAGAGCCGCTTAGGTTCTCATGCTTACGCATATGATGGTAAGTCAACGCCTGCGCGCATGTGGAAGCACCCTTCTGGCGGGGCTTCAAAATGATCATTTTACACGGTTTTTGCTCTAACTGACATTCGCGATAGTGAGCAAACATCTTTCTCTGTAAAACATTAGGTTCAGGCTTTATGTTTCGGCCACGCTTGTCTTTAATCATCGCAAACGTGCTAAACCAAACCTCGGGGTCGACCCGAATCAAGTCAGCCAATTGCTGGTCTTTGTCCGTCATCGCGAAAGAGGGAAGGGGTACGATTTAAGGGGGCCTTTTTTGATGGTGTAGTCGGGGGAGTACCTTTTGTAAGGGGGTTTCCAATCCGAATCGTATGGGTTATCGGGGGTTTCTTTCGGCCGCGTATACTGTTTCAGTGTTTGCGGATCCACGGAATATTCTACTTTAGCGGGATCCATAAGGTTGTTCACCCCCTGTCTAAGTTTAAACAGCCCGCGTTCGAGTAAGCCTTCTCTAGGTTCCTCAAGATAGTCGTGACCAAGCCCGTGCATCCGTACGTGGGGTTTTTTATCCACAGTCTCATCTCCCGAAATTATGTCAAAGGTGTCTTGAGTGTGCACGCGACCCCCTTGATCTTTAGAATCTTGTGACATATACATTTGTCCTAGTGTCGGGGTGTATACAGGGGTGCTAGGGTTAACCCTAGAGTTCTCGTCCATTTCTCGGGCTAGAGAATGATTAATATGATGAGAATATAATTTTCCGGGGGCTTCGTTCAAATTGGGGGTGAATGTCTTATGTTTACCTGGTACACGGCTCCATAAGGCTTTGTTTACGGACTCGTGGCCGGGCCTGTCCGGTAAATCAAAACCTTCCCGCCACAATTTCTGCGCTCCGTACTCTTGAGGGAATTCAGCTACCTGTTCAGGCGTAGCCACCGGGTAGATAGGCTGATCCGCATAAACCGACCATGCGGCATTTGGGATGCCTATTTCACCGATGTTTTTCATTAAATCCTTATAGTTGTAATAACCGCTTTCGGGATCTATTAAATTGGTCATCGCCCTCCCCACTTGAGGTCTTGCGGTATGTACCGCAAGGTCCTTCAAGGTTTTTCCCGCTTCGTCCAAAGTCGTGGGGCCCGGGTAGTTGCGACTATACTTCCCCAAGGGTGGTTGGTAATTAAACCCCTTGCGATACTTCTTGCCTGCTTGGTCCAATAGGGACGGCACGGGTGGCGGCGGGGTGTACGCGCGGGAGCTGGACGACGTTTCGTCGTATCCGAAAGGCTCTAGCTCGTATTCTTGGTCGGTCATCAGCACTTCCAACGTCTTCGAGCGGCTTTACCCCGCTCACCCTTCCAACTTTTGGATCGTGAGCAGAATGCTTTTCTACGTTTGGCTGCTTTGCTACCTTTTTTGACCTTGCCCGTGACCGCCGTTTTGAGCTTAGACCCGGGGTTAGCTCTTCGATACGCAGCTACACCCTTTTTAGTCATACCGGCACCCGCTTTTGCGGTGCGGTAGTTCGCACCCTTGCCCTTGGTGGTTTTAGGGATTCGCTTACTCGGCTTTCTTTTAACCGCCATCGGAATTAGCGTTTACTTTTTCCTGCCCGATTTTTTTTAAGCATACGGCTTTTCATTACTTTACGGCCCTTAGCCATAGGTTTTTTCTTCATTCCTTTTCTTCCTCTCATGATGAGTTTCTTTCTTTTATATGGTTAATGTCTGGTTTTGTGTAGTTACGGTAGTAACCGCGGTTGAAAATAGATTTTGATGATTTTGACAGGTGTTTAAGCGACTGTATTAGAATTAGCGCATATTCGGGAGCGCCATTGCCCTCAAATTCCTCAAGCGATTCGTCTGCCGGGTGGTCCGGGTGAAACCCTATAGCCCATATGCCATTGTGACTTTCGTTCAGATTATCCAACCACTGGTCAAACTTCTCTGCCGACATCTTTTTGTAATCCGTCCAAGCCACGACATCCACTGAATCATCATCGGGGCATTCCTTTTTTATTTGTATGCAGTCACTTATCCCTGCTGTTACGTGCATTCTAACTTTATTCTGCATCCATGCTTTTTTTGCATACGGGCAGGGGGGTAATCCGTTGAATTCATCACTAGGCACTTCCAGTACCTTTTCAGACCAATCTCGTATTTCTTCCGCAATGAGCCTGTGGGTGACATGTATCGTAGGCTCGTCCATTATATTCACTTTGATTGACCTTTGTTCAAAGCTCGGGCAATTTTTGCGCGTTTACGGACTTCCACGCCCGTGTTTATCTTCTTAATTGTGTCTAAATCCCACATTACTTATTCCTGGGGTGGTTGCCTGTACCGAATTTTTTCTTCTTCTTCTTTCCCCCAATTTTACGTTTTCCTGATTCGACTTCAGCTGCGATACGCTCGCTTTTAGTCTCAGCGCCTCGTGCTTCAGCAGCTTTTCGCTCGCTGGGGGTCTCTTTAGAAGCAAACTTTTTGGCTTTTTTCCTTAAAAAACGTTGAGCGGCTTCCATACCTTCGTCGGCATTGATAGATTCCGCCTTTTCGGACATTTTAGCGCTCCTGCGAGCGTATCGTTTAGTCTCTTTTCGTTTGTTTTTTTCTAGTGATTTATCCATGGTTTTTAGTCTTCCTCGTCAAAAGGGATTTCTGAATCAAAATCTACCTCGGTTCCACAAAATTGATCAATTACCTGACCAGCTGCCACTGCCATTTCTTCGTCGTCTAAATCCGACTCTTCGTACCAGCGAATAAATACTGACATTAACTCGTTTGCAAATTGGTGGGCTGAATCGTCTCTGTTTTGATTTTTTGGTTTCATCGTTTGTTTGGGTGGTTTTCAGTTCCGTAGTACTGTTTATTGCTCCCAGGCTTCGGATCGGTACAAGTTTTCGGCTCTTCTGCGTTTGTACCATTCCTCTTCGTCTTCGCCAAAAGCAGGGCCGACTTGCTCGCCGTATCCATCGTCATAGTCCGGATCCGTGATGTCTTCATCAACCTCGTAGCCCTCGTCTTGAGCTCCTTGATCGGGCACTCCTTCTACGGGATCGTCTTGGAAGTAATCTTCGCGGGGGTCTCGCCCTGTTTGGTTAGGTGCGTAGTTCCTTCCGCGAGCGCCTCGATCGTTGTTGGGTGCGAAGTTTTGAGCTCCTTGATCGGGCGCCCCTTCTCCAACAATGTTACTGTTAAGCATGTCTTCTCTTTCGGCATCCATCATTTGAGCCTTGAGGTCTTGAGCTCCTTGATCGGGCACCCCTTCTCCAACTGGATTACTATTAAGCATGTCTTCTCTTTCGGCATCCATCATTTGAGCCTTGAGGTCTTGCTGTTGACCTGAAGTCATATTTCCGCCGGGATTCCAACCAACCGCTGAAGAATCCGTAGCAACAGGATTAAAAGGTTCTTGAGCCCCTTGAGCCGGTACTCCTTCTCCAACTATGTTACTGTTAAGCAGCTCTTCTCTTTCGGCATCCATCATTTGAGCTTTGAGGTCTTGCTGTTGACCTGAAGTCATATTTCCGCCGGAATTCCAACCAACCGCTGAAGAATCCGTAGCAACAGGATTAAAAGGTTCTTGAGCCCCTTGAGCCGGTACTCCTTCTCCAACTGGATTACTGTTAAGCAGCTCTTCTCTTTCGATGTCGGGGTTCTCTAAAGGATAATCTTGAGGGTTTCTACTTCCGGGATCTTCCGAGGCTCCTGGGAATGAGGGTGCCCCTGGGGTTCGGCCCGCCGCTACATCGGCTGCGGCAAGCTCGTGATCAGGTAACGGGCCGTCGTCCACTTCGTAATCATCGGGCTGGACACCGCCACCCGCAGCTGGGGTGCCTGGCTGAGCATAGTCCGCTTCAGGCTTACCGAAGTTGCCAGTGCCGCCGCGAGCATCGTAATCTTCGTCGCTTTCGTCTTTATATTGATAGGGTGACTTAGTGCCTACGGCGTACGGTAGACGGCCTGCGGCCGCTAGTCGCTTTTGACGCTCTAAATCAAAGTTTCCGGATGTCTTGTTGTTCATACCGGGCTGAATAGGTCTGGAGCGAAATCCCGGGCGGTTGTTCGGGTCTTTGTGGCGAATATTCTGCGGGGCATCAAAAGGATTGTTCTGGGGACTTGTGCCACCAGCACCACCGAAAGGTCCATGCTTTCCTGTGGCTCCGGCCGCGCCTTGCCTCTGCGGTAACACGACACCGTCTTTTGTGTCTTGCTGGGCGTTCAAATGAGCTTCGGTCTCACGTTTTTGTCTTTCGGCAAATCCTATACCGGCAACCGAGCCGTCTTGGTTTTTTACGGTTTGAGGCATGTTTTTCAAGGCACGCCGTCTGGCGTCTTGATGAACGTTGAAACCAGGGGCGTAAGAGGCGCCTTGGGCGTTATCTTGAGTTCCGTACTGCCCAACTTCCTGCTTTACTTGGTCTTTCTTCTTCCACCCAGTTATTCGGGGCTTGCCGTTTACGGATTCTACAACCGGAGAATACCCCTCGCGAGCACCTCGAATACTTTTTCCCCGATTAGAGAGGGGGTCTATAGATCCCGTCTTAGGGTTGTACCCGGTTTCCCCGCCTTTGTTCCATTTGGGCTCCGCTGTTTGATCCGTTAATTGCTGATTTGTTTTTTTGTAATCGGGAATAGGGTTGCTTTTCTGATTTAACAGCGGATCGGGAGTGTTGACCCTCGGATTACCGTTATTGCGGATGCGGTCATTCCGCTGGGTTGCGGTCATTTTTGACATCCGGTCCTGCTGGTTGGGCACATGGGGAGTGCCGTTGTGTACAGGTCTTGAGCTCGGGGGTGTTTGGCCGTCGGGGGGTGTGGTTACCCTAGGGTCTCCGGTGTAAGGGGTTATCGTGGGCGTATCGTCTTCGGTCTGGGGGAGTAGGCCAGCGGTTTGGGCCGCCGGGGGGTGGTAAAAAGGTTTTTGCGGCTGCTGCGGCTGCTGTTCGCCCTTTCTTTTTTTTGGGGCGTTGTACCAGGAACGGTTTTGATCGCGTATAGACCCCGCCCCTTGTCTATTGTTCATGGCGGCTTTTCGCTCTTGTTTTTGTCTGTTAAATAGGTCGTCGTATTTACTCATAAGTGTTTTTTCTGATTATTAAGGGTCAATCGCTATTTTCAAGCTCTGCTATAGGCGATATTTGAGCTTCTTGTACTGATTCGGTGTAAACATCTAGAATTTCGGTTAGCTGAGCGCCTGAATTTCGCAATCTCGCCATAATTTCGGCTGGAGACACCGTTTTTTGGGTCTCGTCGTTGATGGAAATGTCGTGTCGGGTGGCTGGTTTGCCAAATCCGTACTCTAGTAATAGTCGCGCGGAGTGTAATCGGGTAGTGTGGTCGGCTTTTTCGGCGTACTCTACCCCACGTTGGCCGTCTGCGCGGTTTTTTCGAACCACTGAAGTGGCTTGCAAGCCGTCGCGTAGGGCATGCATCGCGTTTTCGAAGTCCTCGTCCGCTATGAACTTATGGATGTCTTCTCGAAGGCGTTTTACTGATTTTCTGACAGTCATATTTTTATAATATGGGTTCCCTATTCCCAATAACCTTATCTATAGGGTACCCCCCTTGCTACCGGTTGTGGTCCCAGAAATAAAAGACCCCCCTATTGTTCTGTGTGGTCCCAGAAATAAAAGACCCCCCTAAGGGTTTCCTTATTTCTTGTGATTGGTAGTCTAGTACGATTGTTAGTGATAGAGGTACCGTGGCGGGGGTGGGGGAGTGCTAGACTCACTAGGCTACTGCCTAGGCATGATAGTCGGCGAGCCGATGCATCTAAGGTCACGCACCCTCGGCAAGGGCGAGGCAACCAGCTGTCGACGCTTTAGCGACGAGACAGCGAAGGGAGAGGGTGCGTGACCGCCGGCTTGAGACCATCTACCGTTGACCGACGGGTGTCGAAACGAGGGTCAAGGGTCGAGGGTCGACGGGATTTGCCCTTTCCCTAGGGTTATAAGACACACGATATGTATCGTAGTAGAGGTTTGTCAAGACCCGAATCAAAAAGAGAGCCCGCCGAAGCGGGACTTACCTCCGTGGTTAAACGCTGTCGAGGAAGACAGTCATTCGGCGTCGCATGCCCGCCTTGGCAAGCTTTCGCACGTAAGGCTTGTAGGTCTTGCGAAAGGTTCTTGCCATTGATTCGAATTCTGGTGTTTCCGGTCGCAGTTTGAGGCGGATCATGAGGCGTAGGTGAAGGATGGCATCATCAAGCATAGTATGTATCTCCATTAGGTTGAATTTTGTGACTACCGAATGAAATACGGAAATTGCTTCTTGCTTTGGTATGATAGTTTGAGAGCACCAGAGCACCAAAGCACCGCACGCACGCACGCACGCACGCACGCACGCACGCACGCACGCCTGACCCTCGGCAAAAAAAGCCCGCCGGACTCCGCAAGGGAGCCGACGAGCTGAGAAGCCGTGGATGATAGTGATCAGGTAGCAACGAGAGAACGGAGTCTCCCGCCTGTGACAACCGCGTCGTAAACCGTACCGATTACGAGGTCGTCGAGCTTGCCGAATGCCTGCTCTAGCTCGTCGGCTGGCTTGCCGTGGTAAGGGATGTGCTTGGCGAACGGAATACCGTCGTCGCCGTATAGCACGAACATTGGGCGGTTGGATTGTGTGAGGTTGTTGAGAACCGCACGACATCCCCCAATGTTTGCAACATCGGTAAGCTGGTTGAGGAATTCCAGACCAGCGGTTGAGTCTGAGGAGACCGCCATGTTTTGAACTTTGAGGTTGCGAGCTGTGATCTGCTTTGCAGTTAAGGCTTTCAATTTCATAGTTTGGAAGGTTGGTGCTTTAGCCTGCACCGTCGGCGTTTAAAGGAACCAAGCACTAAGTACTTGATTATATTAACATATGAAATATGGAAATTGTATTTAAAATGTATTTGTATTAAGCACCAAAGCACCATGAGGTCGAAGACCGCACCGAGGCATGATAGTGTGCTAGCCGATAGACCCTGATTAAAAAAAGGTGAGCAGTTTAGCCACGTGCTCAGGTGGTTCGATATTATAGACCGTACAAACGACGGGCTGTGGGAAGTAGCTCATCGATTTTGCTCACTGTCCAGTGGAAGTGCTCGATGCTTGGCCATGATCCTGTCTTGGTGTGTATGTGGATGATGTTGTCTTTGTCTGCGACGGCACTGAGTTCGCCCCACCATCCCCAAGCGCTGGAGTGATAACCGTTGGGATGCACGTTTGCTTGATTATGGTTGTGAACGAAGCGGAAGCTTACGTAAGTCCAGTCTTTGTATATCCATAAGCCGTCTTCGAAGTTACGTTTGAGTGTGTTTCCTGGGGCTAGTTGTAAGCTTTGATCGAAACTTTGTAAGTTCCGTTTGAGCTTGCGACTGCTGATCCATGTTACCTTAGGCTCCTCGTGTAAGATATTCTTTGACATCGTTTACTTCCTCCTTGTCGTTGCGTTGCCAGTTTGTGTTGAAATACCTCATCATTGGATGTGCTTTGAGGAATGTTTCGTAGGCTTCATGTATTGTGTTTGGTGATTGGAAGTCAGGGTTAAACATTCTCCATACATGATGAAGAAGGTGACTGACTTCGTCGTCTGTATCTATGTCGGACGTGTCGCGTACTGTAACATAGTTGACGTTGCCCGGGTTGTATTCGTGCTGTTCCCTTATGAGTTTGAATGTTTCCCATTCGGGGAATCGTAAACTCTTTGGTAGTTTCTCGAATATTTTATGTTCTGAGTATGTGTATGGGGTGCCGTGTCCTAATACTTCATTTGCAGCGAGCGCGATCTTTTTGCGATGCGTGTTCTTTATTTTCTTGTACAGCTTGTTGTACCAGTCGTCTAACTCTACCCATGTGTCGTCTAACTTATCTAAGAAGTGTTTCTTTACTCCGTGGATGGTTGGTTTGGGTAGTCCTTCCAAGCGATGCATCATTTGTAGTGCTGTTCGTATGAGTTTGAAGTCATCATGCTCTAAGCTGTACTTCTTGTCGTGCCACGAGTAGCGATCCAACGGTATGTAGATGTGCATGCCATTGCATGGTGCTAGGTATTCCGATTGGACGATTCTACCTGATGCGAGATGATTTGGCTTTAAGAAGCATGTATCGATCTTGACGGGTGTCGTAGATCCATCGTCATTCTTTTTCTTACGTGCAGGCTTGTACGTTTCTACCTCATTCAGGTTGATGTAGTTGTCTTTGAGTAAGTGAGCATCGGACTCCCATGGTAATGATTGTCCGTCAGCGTTTACCGCAGGCTTTGGTAGTTTCTTTAGGAACTTTGCAGGTAACACGTCGGTGGTAAGTATGCGTGTGCCTTTGGGTAACTTAGCTTTGGAGTCGTATGCTATTGCATAGAATACTTTCTCTTTGTCCCAGTTACTGTTGGCTTGCAGTGTTCTTACCCGCATCGTCGCTTGAACCGATGATAGTTCGCGGACGTCGTATATGCATACGGTGCTGTGTTCATCGACGCCTATGAGACTAGTGTCTTCTTTCGCATTGGCGTAGTCGTTGGCTCTGTACCTGTGCTTCCTGTAATGTCTTGTGACGCTACAAGGAAAGCGGAACTTTCTTTTCAGGCGTTCGTTATTGAATCGCATGGCATCGAATACTTTGTTGGCTATTCCATACGGTAAGTTCTTGGTTACTTCATGAGCTTTGAGTGATGCATCCCATAGGTTTTTGCAGTTTGATATCTTGACTTGTAGCTTGGTAGCTAAGTCTTTGATTACTCGCTCTGCTTCGATGTTGATGTTGCTGATTGTACGTGGTGTGTACTCCAACGATTCACGGTTGGCAGCGATGTCCAAGCTACCCAAGGGGAAGTTGATGATGATGTTACTGCATTCGATTATGTCGGAATGTTCAGTGTTACCCATCTTATCTACTTCTAGTTTGTATGGGATGTTACCCATGACGGCGGTAGCTTTGCCGTGGTTACGATGATAACCGTGGCTTCCGCTGGTATCTTTTTTCAATCTCCAGTTTGTTCCGGCATCAATGATATCCAGCGTTGGATACTCCATGTCTTCGTTGATAAGACGTGGTGGCGTGTCGAAGTATGGAAGGATTCCGAATGCTTCCCTTTTGAAGTTCTCGATGTCTTCCGTTCGTACTGGTACTTTGATTTCTATTCCGTCCATGTCATTGGTGTCGGATGAATCGATGCAGTAGATGCTACCTTCACCGCCGTCGGTGATGACTGCATTGTAGGTACTGCGATTGCCATTCTGATATGACGTTACGGTGAACGTATCAGTGTAGGCGAACGCGGCTTTGCATCCGATGCCCAAGCATCCAGTGTAGTCATTGGATTGTCGCTTGGTTGATGAGCCGTACATGATGTACATCTCTCGGACATCTTCTTCGCTTAATCCTTTACCGAAGTCACGGATGATTAACGTAGGCGATGATAGTGTCGGGAGCGTTAGTTCTACTTGATAGGCTAGTAGGCCTGCTTCGACGTGTGCGTCAACTGCGTTGGTTAGGTATTCTCTGAGGACAGCCAGCCATTTGTTGGAATAGATCTTGGATCGGAGTATTCCTATGATGTGTGACATGTTCTCCTTCTTGATCGAGAAGTGAGATGGTGATGACAGATTATGCACTGCCGGCGTTGCGTTACTTGTTGCTAGTTTCATTGGTTATCTGGTGTGTGGTTATGCTTTTTGAGTAGTTGTGCTACTACGGTTAGTGGTGTGTATGGATAGACGCATTCCGTTGGATCTTCATTGAGTTGTTCTCGATGAGGTTCCAATAGTTCGTCTGGTTCTGATGGATATCCGAGTTCAGCGCATCCTGGCATGGCATATGTGCCTGAGCCTGTGACCATGCTGAACGTGAATCCGTCTGTGCATTCTATTTTCATGATAGTTCGATTAGTGGTGTGTGGTTAGTGGTGTGTGGTTAGTGGTTAGGCAGCTTTCTGCCAGTTGAGTTTTGCTCCTTTGGACTGGTTGTCTTCAGCCCAAAGAGGTTGTAGGTTAGTGTAATGGAAGCATTTCTTTTGTTGATTTGGGTCTTTTAGATCAAAGGATGCGCAGGGTTTGATGTGATCGACATGCCATCCGCGAAGTCCATAGCTTTCCCAGCTCATTTCGTCTGTCCATAAAGATTCGATGTGGATTTGGAGTTGTTTGGGAGTGCAACCGATTAGTTTTATTGTTTTTAGTTTGTATTGGTGACTGCTTTGGGCAGTGACCGCTTTGTAAAGACTGTTTCGTAAGTTATTAAGCAGTCTGAATTCGGGATCCTCGGCGCGTCGTTTTGTATTGTATGCTCTGAAGTAAATACAGCGTCTTGCGCGTTGTTCGGTCGTCATGTTGAGTTTATTTGCTTTTTCTTTCTCTGGGTTTTCTTTTCTCCAATTACTTTGATACTTGCGATGACGCGCGTTTTCTTTTTCATGTTGCTCTTGAGTTGTCCATGATTGCAGATTTTTTCTGTTTGATGGTCTGTTTTTCCTTATTGCTGATTTATAGCTTCGGAATACGATGCCAGCGCATAGAGGGTGGAGTTGACCGCGTCTGAATTTACCTTTTGTTTGAAGGAGAGATTGATTTAGTTGTCCTTTGTGACGTCCCGATTGATGAATGTACTGTGGATCAATATCGTTCATGATAGTGTGCGATTAGTGGTGTGTGGTTAAATAGGTGAGCAGTTTTACGACGTGCTCAGGTCGCCATAACCATTAGTAACCGCTAATGCAAAGTTACTAGGTAATCGTTCTTGGAGTCGTCCCACTCAAGTGTGGTGAGAGCTCCGTAGCCTTCGGTAGCTGAGTTGAGTTCCTCTATGCTGATGCCTGGGAACTTCTTGCTTAGCTTGCGGAAGCGTGGGGATTTGCCTTTGTTCCAGCGTTTCTCGAGATACTTGAATATGTCTTCGTATCTGATGTCGCCTTCGTGTCCGTAGAGACCGTCGTTCAGCTTCTCTCTGTTGTGGCATTCGCCGATTACTTCGTATTTGCATACTCGTAATTTGGCGTAGCTTGAACAGGTTGGTACTGAGACGATGTCTTCGGGTGAGAATTCAACGACCATGAGTTTGCCGTTGGATCCCCAAGAGTCGGCGTACTCGTGGCTTCCGATGTGAAAGCCGGCTGAGCATCCGTGATCTACATTGTCGTCAACGCCGGATCTATTCATTGATAAGCGTTGTCCGACTGAGTTGTCGAATTTACCTGAGTAGATGTCTTTGTATTCGCTGTTGACTCCTTTGTATCCGATTACGTTGCCGTCCGCTGTGATGGGCATGTTGCGGTGTTCGAGGAACTTGTAGCCTTGTTCCCTGCTGTTGTAGCTGGGATTAGCCATGAGTTTCTCGATGAATTTCATCCAAGGTTTTGGATCTGATAAGCCTTGTGCTAGTAGATCCATGAGCTTTTGGGTAGCTGCGTTGTGGATGGGTTTGCCTTGATAGTGGACGGCGTTATTTTCTATAGTGATCTGACCGTCACTGATCTTTTCGAATGATTTCGATGGGGTCAGTGCTTCGTCTATGACATCCCATGCACCGTTGATGATGCAGTCTTTGAGATCCTTATAGTTAGGTGCGGAACTGGACACGGTGTGTGATTCACCGTTCCAGAGGATGGTTATTGAATTATCCGTAATAGAATACGGAGGTTGTTGTGGTGTGTGGTTTATTGTTTTGTGCATTAGTCTATTATCGAGTTAGCCCAGTAGAGTGAGCTGTTTTGTTTTTGTATTCTGTCCCAGAATATATTTCTGCTGATTACAGGCGGGACGCCCCGTTCAGCGGATAGCTTTAACCAGTAGTCTTCATAGATCATATATTGATCTAGTTCTGGTTGGCTGTCTAGTTGTGTCCAGCCGAAGGCTTTGAGCATGTGTCGATCGAGACATATGCATTGAGCTTCCGTCGGATGAATCATTTCGATGGCGAAACTAACTTTGGCTTGCCCGATGCCGGGTAGTGTCTCGACTAGTTTGTTACGCCAAGTCTGCCAATCGTTGGTAGGTTTGAACAATTGTTTGTTCGTTGCCCATTCGAGTTGGAAGTGGTACATCCCGTTAGCTTTGATCGACCACATTCCGCCTGTTGAGCGTGATAGTAATCGTTCGAGGCTGTTTAGGTTGGCTTTGCCGTATATACCTTTTACTTGATCGTATTGATCGCAACTGCGTTCCCACGGTGTGTGGATGGTGCAGTAGGCGAATCGCCATCGATTGATGGTTTCTTGATTGGTTTTAGGACGAATCCGTTCCCAATCTTGGATGTAACGATTTACTTCTCTAGTTTTTAGTTGAGAGAAGAACGTTGTTATTTTCTTTTGGGCTTCCCTTGGTATTTTTCGAGTAACCTGTCCAGCCGATGTCTGTTTTGAGTTGGATAAGAGCTTTAGAGGCGTCTGATCCTGCGGGTTGGCATCCGTGGATGAGTTGTCCGAACGAGGGTCCGGGTGTGTATGCGAGGCTGTCGTCATGATCTAGTTCTAGTCCTTTAGTTTTAGCTTCTTCCGTGGAGAATACGACTTCTGCAGATTTTAGTTTATGTGTGTCTATGAGATCGTCGAACTTACCTCCGCGTGAGGCATTGAGTTCGAAGTTCAGAGGTATGTTGTCCATATGCATTATCCATAGGTCGGTTCTTTTAGTGTAAGCGTAGAACTGCGTTAGATCGAAGTAGTTGGCTAGATCCATCCAGGCTAGAAAGTAATCTTCTTTGAAGAAGTCACCGCCTACATGAGCGCGTACGATTGGATATTGTTGGTGATTGGCAAAGTATTCGTCGTGCAGGGGGCAAAGAGTAGCTTTCAATAATGATAGTATTTTCTTTCGCCCCAAGCGTCTGAGTATTTTGAAGTTATCCCATCTTTGATGACGTATGCGTGAGTGCCTAGCTTCTTGCATGGCTGCGTAACATCTATAGGTTTGTTGTCTGCCGTCGGTGATTTTACCTGTGTGGTAATCGGACTTGGCTAAACACTTCAGTGCTGCTGGACAGCTGTGGCCTGATGGTAGGCTGAAATGAAGTATTCGATCTGGTAACTTAACATTACCTTGGTTCCATCTTAGTTGAGTCGAGTTATTCTTTGACATGATTAGTCATATGTAGTTGGAGTTTCGTTGCTTATGTGACATTGTAAGCATTGGCCTGCTGTGTTGGCTAGACCGATGCTAATAAGTTGTTCTTTGCATTGTGGGCAAAGAATTTTGCGAACGTGTCTCTGGTGTATTTGGATAGCTTCTCGAATGTCCTCATCGCTGTGTTGGTACAGAGCGTTGAGTATTTTGAGAGCTCTCCAAAGGGTCACACTATTATTTCAGCGTCCTCGATTTGTGATATGTCAGCATCTATTGCGATACCTCGTTGGTTCATAAGATCGTCAAGGGCGTTTTTGCAGTACCCATTGAACGTGTTGTGTAATCGCATACTACGAGTTGGTAGTTGTGACGGAGATTCTTTGTGAACTTCCGTGAACGCGTTGAACATGCTCCAAGCGTTTCGTGGTTGAAACTCATCATGAGTTGGTGTTTCCCATTGGTTGACTACTTTTTGTAACTTCGAGCCTGGTATGCATCCTTTACGGAATGATAGTGCTAGTAGTTCGTCGGCTTGGCTTTGGGTGAGTTCTGTGTCGCGATATGCATCGTAACGTACTTCTTGGAATAGCCATTTGTCGACGAGCTGTAGTACCATGTGACCGATGAGATTTGGTAGATCTTTTAGGATGTTTCGAGTGTGTTTTCGATTCATTTTGATTTCACCGCTGATCATTAGGTTGTCGCATACGAAGACTCGACCGCCTGCTACTAGGCTAGCGGAGAAGTGTTTGATGTGACTGTTACGTATTCCGACTGCGTTGGTGAATGTACCATTGTCGTTGTCACCGTTGTCGCTCCGTTCTATTTCGAGAAGGGCGAATAAATCGTTGCCTTCGTGGTTTAGCCCGTAGTGTTCGTTAGTGGTAACTAGCCCTACTTCGTTTAGTGTGTTGAATACATTGTCGAGAAACGTACCGTGCGGTATCGGATAGTGTGTATTCGTATTCGTCGGTGTTTTTGTTTTGTATACCTCGGTCTTGTTTACGGGTGTTGCTCCGCAATGCATATATAATCGATGATCGTTCATGATATTGTTGTTATATTAGTTGTGTGAGTTAGGTTGGTGCACCAGCCTTGCATGACGATGTGAGGCTGTTGCTTTGGGTTTGTTTTGGATTCGGTAGGTACTGATATGTTTATTGCGTCAGTTAGTAAACATTTACCTCTGTGGTGTACTGTTAAGCATCTATTATTTTTGTTGTAGTGATAAAAGAACCTATACTTTTTTTTCATTTGTAATAGGATCTGGTGTGATAGTGGCATTGTAGCCGTAGCATTTGAGCGAGCGTACCGTGTTTAAGTTTAGCGTGCGATACCCTGTTTCGTTTCCCATTAGGTATATACTTATGTTTGCGTTGTTGGCTCGGTTGATACGTTTACCTTTTCCGTTGATTCCTTTGATGACTTTGCATCGGACGTTTGCTTTTCTTTCGGTTCCGTCTTTTTTAATCCACGTAATGTGGAAGATAGCGTGTCCAAGGCGTTGTATAATCTGATGTAGTTTTGTGCGGTGTAGCATGTTGTGTCTTTGTCTATTTGGTTGTTGTAGTTAGGGTCGTAATGAACGCTGTATGGATCTTCACGACACATGGTTAGTGGCTTTTTGCCAGATCAAGGTGTCGAGATCTGACGGTTTTGTGTTTAGTTGACAGCTCCTGCCCAAGAAGAGGGCTTCGATGTCCCGATACTGATCGGGGTCGCTTGGAGTTACTTTAGGGATTTTTTGTTTAGGGAATTCTTTTTGTAGCCATTTGAGAATGTGTACATCGAGTACGGCAATTTCTGGCCACGGTTGTGAGTGAGCTATGAAGAAGCTGGCGGTCTTGGGGCCGATTCCAGGTATTTTCGTTAGCTCGTCTCTAGTGATAGTTCTCAATTTGGTTGGTCGTATGTGTCGGTTGATGTGCTTCCAGCATTGTACTAGTCGACTGTATTGACCCAGGCCGACTGTTTTCATCTTAGCTCGTAGGCTGTTGCCGTGTTTGGCGATGAGACTGAGGTCGGCTTCCTTGAATAGCTCGTTGAACTTCTCTGTCTGAACGTCGGATCGTTTTCCTGCTACGGTTGTTGTCCATAGAAGGAAGTGTAGTAATTCATTTGGTGTGCGGTTGGCACGCGTTATGTTGTTTTGGTTTATTGGTTTCATTATGGTGTGTGGTTATAGGTGAACTTCAGTTAGGCAGTAGCTTAGGATCATTACGCCTAGGATTACTAGAAGGATGAAGCCCCAGTCGGCTGTGTGTTCGTTCATGGTTAGATTATTTTTAGAATTTTTTCGATGGCTTCTCTGTTTGTTTTTGAGTTGCGGTGTTTGCGTAGGAATAATTGTTGTTTTAGTTTAAATTCCTCTGAGTTAGTTACTTCGTAGAATATTCTTTTATATTCACCTTTTAGGTTGTTGAATATGTCAGTTAGGAAGTCGTAGTAGTGTTCTGTTTCGAAGCTGGTGGGATATATATTTTCAAGTTGTTGTAGTTCATGTTGAAGATATTGTAGGTTTACTTCGTAAGTTAGTACATCTAGTGCGTGAGATTCTATTTCAGTAGATATGTGTTTTTGCTTAGACATTTGAGGTTTCATGTTCATTGGTGTGTGGTTATATGTAAGAACCCGTGTAAGAAAAAAAGCCTGCTCCAGTGCATGTCGTTGGTAGACATGTGATTCACTAGAACAGGCTGTAAGGACGACTTTCGGCGTCCGTTGGTGTGTGGTGATAGTTTTTATCTTCGCATGGTCAAGTAGTCCATGATCATTACGAAGGAGATCGGAGTCAGCATCATCACTGCTCCGAGGATTATTAGATCAAGCATCATCGACTTGAGCTTGGTCTGCTACGGGCGTGTCTGCCCAGCAGGAGTTACCGAACTGTGCTCCGCGTTTGACATCTTTGTACCTGCGGTTGTTGAGTACCGCTTCTTGGTAGAAGGACATCGGATCGAAGTTGCCGTCGAATGCCATTTGCAGAATCGATGGTGAGCGACCTGACACGAGGGCTACGCCTCGCTCGTCGAAGGTGACGGGCGATTGGCGATTCCTAGAGTCTACGTTCCAGAAGACTATGTTAGGAAGCTTGAATCCTTTTGCTTCGGCTTTTTGTTTGAAAGCGTCGAAGTTCGTGGTTCCAGCCGTAGCGTAGTCGAACTCCATGTCGCTGATGATTACCAGCGAATCGGGTAGATCTGCCTCAACCTCACAGCTGTCGATGATTAGATCGATGGCTCTTTGGAGGTTAGTTTTACCGCCCCATGGGGCATTCTGGAGCTCTTGCACTTTCTCTAGTAGAGTGTTGTGAGGATTCACCTTCATCAGCTGTGGCTTCGAGTCGAACGTCATGAACGTGTTCTGCCAGAGGGGGTTGGCATTACGTTCGCTAGCGTACAGAGCGAGTGAGATAGCGATGTCGATAGGTCGAGTTTCTGACCAGTACATGCTTCCGCTTACATCAGCTACGACGAGCATGTCTTGTGGTTCGCCCCATGTTGGTAGGGCTTTCCATTGCTCTTCGATTACTGGATCGAGTACGATGGGATCTCCGTATATGTGATTGTGCGGTTCCCTGTTGTAGGCTTTGACCAGCTGGTCGGGGGTGATAGTGCCCGCATTGATCTTCTCTTCGCCCTTCTCGACGGAGTTTATGTAGGCTTTGAAACGTTCTGGTTGGTTCTTCCAGAAGGCTGATTTGAGTTTCAGCATGGCTTGGCTTGGTACCTTGCTGAAGTCGATGTCATACCAGTTCTTAGAGCACATGTGCCTTTCGACGATGTCGATGTGACTTCGTAGTTTGGCGAGCAGCTTTCGGTATAACCTTTGGGTCATTCCCATGTCGGAAGCGATTTCTTTGGCGAGAAGCTTCTGAGCATCGTTGCTAGCTGAGATGCTGGGCATCCACTTGGCGAGCAGTGAGCAAGGGAGTAGTGCGTCCGTGTTGTCGACGTCTTCTCGGATCTGGTTCTTAATTAGTTCCTTGTTGACGTGATAGTGACGCACTACGTCGTCCCACCGCCCGAATTCAGGAGTGCAATTGACGATGTTGCGGTACATGCTTGGTTGCCTGTCGAGCAACCAGTCCATACATACTCGGAATATGAGTCGTTCGCCCATCCCGCCTCGGATGTCACGAATGTAGAATAGGGTTATGACTGCAGCGATTGGGTCTTCTGCGTATGCATTCTTGAAGAGGTTTAAGGCTTCTACTGGGTTGTTGCGTAACCCGCCTGCGCGGGAGAATAAGTTTAAGCACTCATTGAGTGTGCTTTTGTGCGTCAAGGCACCGTTTTCTGTGAGAGTTGAGTTCGTAGCTCTCTCTACGTTTTGTAATAGATTACTCATAGTATGGTGTGTGGATTGTTATAAAGGGATTAGGTGAATAAATCGTACTCGTTCGAAGTCTAGGGAGTGTAAGTTTAGGGTAGCTAATCCTAGCGTTGCTCTGTCTCGCCGTGGTTCAATCGCGCCCACATGTGTCACTAGCGAACGAGTAGAAAGATTGAGCAGTTGTTAAGACTTACTCAGGTCATGTAAACTGGGGGGCAGGAGCTTTTCCCATTTAGTTAGTTCATTTTGCCAGAATAGTAAGACATCAGGATCTAAGTCTGAGGGGGACTCTGCCAGCCATTCTTTGAAGCTGTCGTATTCGTATTTCGATTGTATAAGCGTATTAGGCTTTTCTGTTTCTTTTTTTGTTTCGGTCATAAAGGGATGAGCAGTTGTTAAGACATGCTCAGGTCTGTGCTGCTTATTTGGCGACAGGTTGTGGTGCCGTATCTGGCGTCCATCGCGTGGCTGATCTGGTCATTGACCGTGCAAAGCGTACGTGGTTCCATACTTTGATGATAGTTCCGAGCAGTTCGAACCGTGTCCAAGGATTTTTGCGAGCTCTGTCTTTGATCATTTGTTCGCGGAAGTGCCGTATCGGGCAGTGTTCTGTGAGTCCGATACCTTTAGATAGTTTGACTGCGAAGGCGTCTGCTTCTTCTACGTCTATTTGTGCAAAGATGTAGTGAGCGGCAGCAACGGCTCCTGGGGCTAGCGGGAGCGTTTTCTTGAGTCGTTCTATTAGGTTTACACTTGTTATGATTTCGGGGTAAAGATCGATGAGTGTTTGAGCTACTTCGTTTGGGTAGTCTGAACTGTTGTGATGAGCTAATTTGCCGATAGTATATCTGTCGACGAGAACAATAGAACAGGCTAGCATGGTGGTGCTTTTGCATCCCATGGTGGAATAGACATCTGCTAGATTGCGTTTCTTACCGCTGTCTATAGTGTCGAAGACATCGGGGTCGAGCCCTCGGATGACGTACGTTGAGAATGGAACATTTGCGGTAACGCAGGCTGTTAATCTGTGTTGTCCGTCCAGTAGTATTTCTTTACCTTCAAGTCCGGTTCCGAACTTTATAGTCTCACCGTTGGTTTTCCAGTTGAGATCTTTCATGGCTTGTTCAAGCCGTTCTGCTGTTCTGTTGGACAACTTTCTATTGTGCCTGTTTAGCTTCAAGTACTGAGTAGCTATAGCTGGTGTTATGGTTTCTAGTGATGTTCCGGTTGTTTTATTTTGCATGATCATAAAGAGGTTGCCTCTGGTTTTGAGATTGCGACGATGGTTTTGTCGTCGGTGTTGCGAGAGCATAGTACGCCTCCTGCTTCGAAACTTTCGCAGACGTGCATGATGAATTCGTTGTTGTTAGCGAGTTCGCCGTCTATTCCGATGGCGAGTAGTCTTTCGAGCAGAGTGTCGAAGCCGGCTTGGTCGACGCTTAGGTTGGTTACTTCACCTTCTTCTTTGAGAAGTTGAATGAGGTGATCTGGTTTTCCGAAGGGATCTATGATGTGTGGTTTCATGTTAGGAGTTGTGTGGAATTAGCGGTTTGTTGCCGTTCCATGCTTGGACAAGGCGTTCTGGGCAGATTTCTAAGCTGTTGAAGTAGCTGGATGCGACGTTTTGTGTAGTGCCGTCGGAGTACTTTAGAATGTAGGAACGTTTGAATGTACCTTGTTCTTCGATTTCGAAGTATTGAATTCTGTGAAGACTGCCGTCCCATTCGTAAATGGAGATGTAGTCGGAGTGTAGAACTGTAGCTAGTAGTTTCATTAGTGATAGTGGCTTTTCAGCGTGCGTATTTACGTATGTTAGGTTTGTAAGTATTTGCTGTTAACACGCTTAGTACCGGTATGTATTTTTGTTTAGATTGCAGTAGGAACGTGTTGCGACGTTCGTGAAGAATGAGCAGTTGTTAGGACTTACTCAGGTCCGTAGTTCATGGTTGGTTGGGTTGCAGTGCAGACATCTTTCGACGTCTGGATATGGGCAAGTTTAGCTATGGGTCCATAGCATCTCCTTTCCGTTTTTGGTTTTTTGCAGTGTTTAGTTGCAGTGTGAACGTGTTGCGACGTTCGGTTCGTTGTTTTGTGTTTTGGTTGCAGTGTGAACGTGTTGCTACGTTCGGTTTCTTGTTTTGTGTTTTGTATTGCAGTGTGAACGTATTGCTACGTTCGTGAAGAGATTAGTTCGGTTCGCACTAAGCACCAGGCACCAAGCACCAAGCACCAAGCACCAAGCACTAAGCACTAAGCACTAAGCACTAAGCACCAAGCATTAAGCACCAAATGTTCCCACACGGTTTTATAAAATTTTTTAAAAATTTTAAATAAACCATGACTAATTTCAATTATTGAAATAAGGAAATGTGTGGGATTTTAAAAGCACCAAGCACTTTTTAGCACCTCTGCAGGCATGATAGTACCTAGCCGATCCACAACGGATTGCAACGGAAACCCCCCGTGGGTACCCTAAGACCATGGCTAAAGCTAGAAACTACAAGAAAGAGTACTTATACCACAAGAGGCCTAAGCAAAAAAAGAGGAGGGCTCAGCGCAATAGCGCAAGGGCTAAGATGGTTAAGGCAGGTAAGGCGAGAAAAGGCGACGGTAAAGACGTAGACCATAAAAACCGAAACACTGCCGACAACCGTAAAAAGAATCTTCGGGTAGTGTCTAAGGCCAAAAACAGATCATTCGCGCGCAAACGCAAAAGCGCTTCGCCCAAAAGGCGCAGTAAAAAGAAATGATACCGGGGGGCCACGTACATATCTTGGTGTCTGCTGAGATGGGTCTTCGAATTGTGGTGTGGTCAAAGAAGCCTGAAATAGATTGGGTTACTATTTTAGAAAGCCAGTTAACGTTTAATAACGATACAAAACCTAAAACGTAAAGTCGTAAGGCTTTAATACACTTAGAGTTAGGCGCGTATTTTACGTTTTTACGTTTTTACGTACCAAACCCTCCCTAGAACGTTAAATTACTACATAAACGCTGCAGGGTTACCGTTGCCGTTGCTATATACCCAGTTACTATACTTTTTATAAAAAAAACGTTAAAAATGTAAAGAGGTACGTAAGTAGCAACACCTCCAACGGTTTACGAATTACGTTTTTACGTTAAATAACGCACACCGAAACGTAAAAACGTTAAAAAATCGCACCTTCGTACCTCAAAGTATCGCATTGACACACGTCTCATCTTTTAGTATAACAAAACAATGTCTCTAGATAACCAAATAAATTTTCGTGTTGACGACGAACTGCTAGACGAGCTAAAGGCGGAAGCCTCTTCTACCAAGTCTACCCCGTCGCAAGTGATTCGCTTAGCTGTTTCGAGGTACTTGGAGGGGCTTAAACGGCCCAAGCAGCCCAAGCAGAAGTCCAGCCTCCCTCCCGCTTACCGTGGTTGGTGCTCTGAGACCCGATAGAGTCCTGGGTGTTGACCCTGGGGTCGGAGGTGGCATGGCTATGCTGCGGACGACAGGCGAGATTGAGCTGTGTAAGTTTACGACGGAGAGCGAGTTTATTGATTTCGTATCAGTGCTCGGAAGTAAGGACAAATCCAACGTATGCTACATAGAAGACGTGCCCGCGTACGTGAGTAGAGCTACCAGCAACGCGAGCAGTTTCAAACTGGGTGTAAATTTTGGATTCGAGATGGGTGTGATCAGGGGCCTAGGCGTACCTTTGCACTTGGTGGGTCCGAAGAAATGGCAGAAGGGTTTGCGTGGGTTGAAGCCTAAGATGGGTTACACCGAGCGTAAACGATGTCTGGTGGACAATGCCAAGAGGTTGTACCCCGAGTTGAAGGTGACGAACGCTACAGCAGATGCTTTATTGATTTTAGATTGGGCGATTCGGTGAGGGAAGTACTGGTAGCTTGCGAGGAGAGTCAGGTGGTGACCTGCGCTTTTCGTGCTAGGGGTTTCAATGCTTATTCCTGTGATCTGGTGGAGTGTAGTGGTGATCATCCCGAGTGGCATATTCGTGAGGATGTGTTGGACGTAATGGTTGAGGGTGATTGGGATTTGATGATCGCCCACCCTCCCTGCACTTATTTGACGGTAACGGGGAACAAGTGGATGAAGCCTGAGTTTCGTGATCGTTTTCCTGATCGTCCACAGCAGAGGGAGGATGCGATAAAGTTCTTCCTGGCCTTGGCTGATGCCGACATCTACAGCATAGCGATAGAAAATCCCGTTGGCATAATGTCTACGGAATGGCGCAAGCCCGATCAGTACGTGCATCCTTATTTCTTCGGTGACGAGCACAGCAAGAAGACGGGGTTGTGGTTGAAGAATTTACCGTTGTTGGAGGCTACCGAAATAGTGGAGCCCGACATGTACGTATATAAGGACGGGCGCAAGGATCCGATGTGGCATGTTCGCAGTATGGGCATGCCCCCGAGCGAGCGGGCTCGTTATCGGAGCAAGACGTTCCCGGGATTTGCGAAAGCGATGGCAAAGCAGTGGGGGGATTACATTTTGGGCGAGGGTAAAATACGAAAAGAGCTCTCGAACTAGGCTTAAACACTGGGATGCGTAACTTTTTTTAATATTTGTTTAATTTTGTTTGACTTTCGTATAACAAAATGAGACGTTAAAGGCTCACATCGGAATTACCCGATGCGAAAAACCACACACCACATGATTAAGATTCTAACACTTCTCACCCTGTCGACCTTTGGCTGTCGACCAACGACCCCTGTCTGTAGAGACACGGTAAATGTCCATGTATGTCCCGCACAGGGCCACGGCCCTTGTTGGTTGTGCGACGCGGAAGAGCTTCGATGAAGTGCCCTGAATGCGACACCCCAACTCAAACAAAAGACACTAGACATGGAGAAGGACACAAAAGACGCCGTCGTGGATGCCCTAATTGCGGCATCCGTTTCACAACGCGAGAGTACTCAGAAGAAGAGCTCTTCAAGCTCGGACGTGAAGTCCAAGAGCTCCGGGAAATCGTCCACGGCTTCGGTCAAGCCGCCGAAAGAGCCCGCGTTTGTGCCGTTAGCTGGAAACTCTCTGGAAAAGACTACCAGTGCCGACACCCGTTTGGCTCAGTTCATGGCGGGGGAGCTACCGATGATTCAGCCTGACGGCACCGAGCATTTTTACGATCCTGACGCGGGTCAGACTTACACTTTGCAGGAGATATCGGACGTAATGGGTGTAACCCGCGAGCGTGTTCGTCAGATAGAGCAGAGTGGTTTAAAGAAGATGTTCGCATCTTTTTCAGCAGTGGCTCGCCGAGAGGGTTTAAACCCCATAGATTGGTCACGACAGTTATTCACGGAAATAGAAAACCGCAAAGGAGGGATTGAGCACGATGTCAGTAGCACAAGTCAAAGCGGGTAAGGTTCTACAGTCTTCTTGCCCTACCCTGCATGACTGGCAGGAGGATCACGTTGACGCCTTGACCCACGCGATGAGGACCTACGGCCACGCATTGGACGGCAGTGACACGGGCACGGGTAAGACGATAATGGCGTTAGAAGTTTGTCGACGTTTGGGTCGTATACCTTTCGTGGTATGCCCTAAAGCGGTTATACCTAGTTGGACTGATTGGATGAAGGCATTTCGCCCGAACGACCCCACTCATTTTGCCTACACCTACGACAAACTGCGTGGTGGCAACACCGCTTTTCTGCATAAGAAGGGCAAAAAGATTCGTTGGAACTTGGACAAGAACACCGTGGTACTGATTTTCGATGAGGTACACCGTTGCAAGGGCGACAAGACCGTAAACTCAAAAATGTTGGCTACGGCTAAGGCCGAGGGCATACCTACTATGATGTTATCCGCTACTGTATGCAGTAATCCCGTGGAGATGAAATCCATTGGTTATTTGTTAGGTTTGCACGACTACCGAGGTTGGTGGAATTGGTGTTTGCGCACTGGGTGCAAGCGTGGAGTTTTTGGTGGGTTGGTATTTAACAACAGCGCTAAGGTGCTAAGTGCTTTGCACAATCACATTTACCCTAGTCGCGGTAGTCGCATACGCATCAGTGAATTGCCTGAGGGTGCGTTTCCCGACACCTTGGTGGTGGCTGATGGTTATCGCATAGACGAGAGCGAGGACATAGATGACATTTATGCCGTCATGAGCAACGAGTTGGCTCAGTTGGCTGTCACTATGGGTGATGACGAGGAATCTCCCTTGACCATACAGCTACGTGCACGGCAGGAGACCGAGTTGCTAAAGGTGCCTGTCTTCGTGGAGTTGGCTCGCGATGCTGTTAACGATGGAAATTCTGTTGCATTGTTTGTAAATTTCAGGGCGACTTTAGATGCCGTCATTGGTCGATTGACCCTAGATATTCCTATAGCCACGGTACACGGTGACCAGACTGGTAGTGAAAGGCAGGAGAACGTAGAATCTTTTCAGAGCAATCATGCCCGTGTGATAGTATGTATGATCCAAGCGGGCGGGGTAGGGTTAAATTTGCATGACGAGCATGGCGGTCATCCCCGTGTAAGTCTAATATCTCCAAGTTTTTCGGCGGTCGAGTTGCGGCAAACGTTAGGACGAGTCCACCGTGCCGGGGGTGAGACGGCATCGGTACAAAAGATCGTGTTTGCGGCTGACACTGTTGAGATGGGCGTATGTCGCGCCGTCCGTCGAAAGCTCACGAATTTAGACCGAATCAATGATGACGAGTTGAATCCCGTACTTTAATAATTATGTCAAAGATGAGCAACAAGGACATCGAAGTCCGTAACGAAAACCAGCGCTACCAAGAGCGAATGCTAAAACTAAGGAAAAAATATGAAGAAAATATGGGCAATTATAAGTTTACTCCGGGGCATGGTTTATCGGCTGATGAGGCGAAAGCCTACATTCGACACCGCCTCAAAGAAGCAAAGTGGATTACGAAAGGCTCCGCGACTGTGAACGACGCGATATTGTGGGCCGTCATGACCTTGCTGGCTTTGTCGGCGGGAGGTTTAATTTACATAGGTTACCTAATCATTCAAGTGAGCGGGTAGCTTCACAAAAAACAATAAAAAACAAGATACATGGCACAAACAATAATACACCAAGTACGTGTGGTTAACGTAGACAGCAGCTTAGGGGGCCACCACGACCTGTGGTTCACTGGCGTCACGGAAGCTACCAAACAATTCCGGAGGGTTAATTCCAATCGACACCCGGATTATTTTAACGAAGACGGCGCTGAGGCGTTAGAGCCTTCCATGGTTGTGTGTGAAACGACTAAGGCGGGGTTTGTAAACTTCCTCAACACCCATTGTTCGGGGGCTATCGAGTGAGGTTTTCTCAGGGCAACGACCCCGACCCCATACGCTCTAAGTTTCACAGCATAGGCGGTCTTGAAGACTTGCCGGAAGAGTACAAGACAATGCATGCAGAGATGCTTGCCCATGCTGATGGAATTGCTAAAAAAGCTCAGCAAGACAGAGGTTGTACCGAAGCTGAAAGTGTTATGAGTTACGTGGCTTTTCAGAGTGTTCAAATTGCTTCTTTACAAGAGGAAGTAAAAGTTCTATACCAAGCTCTCGAAGCCGTAGCCATCGAAGTGGATAAAAAACAGGATAAGTAATTATGTCATCACCCGAAGAACATCACGAGCTCGGCCCGAGCACCCTCAAATACGTAGAGATTTGCCCGGGGTACCGATCAAGCAACGAAACAAATAAGTTTGCTGAAGAGGGCACCATGCTGCACTCAGCCGCCGAGACGGGAAAGCTAGACGGGTTAAATGACGAACAAGTACGGTGTGTCCGCACCGTATTGGATTATGTAAAAAAGATTAGCACCGACGCCGATGAGATTCACAAAGAGATGCGGGTAAAGGTCGTATATCGAGAAGACGGTAGTTCCATATTTGGAACCGTCGATTTGGTTATAATTGTGGGTACTCACGCCTTCATAATTGATTACAAGTTTGGCTACGGCGAGGTTGACGACGCCGACATAAACATACAGATCCAAGCCTACGCCAAAGGAATATTTGATAAGTTTTCCGACCTGAAAACAGCCACGACGGTGCTGTTGATACCTCGCCGTGACGAGCTTCTCGAAGCCGAGTATACTCGGGAAGACATGGAGGATGTCGGTATGCGTTTAGATTTGATAATCACTAAAGCCGAGGAAGAGACCCCCGACCTTCGACCAAACACCGAGGGCTGTCGTTTCTGCAAGCATCGGCTGACGTGTCAGGCTTTGAGCGACAAGCTGTTGCCCATCGCCAAGAAGTACGAGAAGTCCGTAGATGATTTTCAGACAGTGCTGTGGCACAACTACGACCCTGCTCAGGTCGAAGACCCTGACGTAATTGGAAAGATGCTCAATGTGGCGTCGGTTTTGGATCGTTGGGCGGGTGCTGCCAAGAAGCAGGCGTTAAAATTAGCGGAGGAAGAGGGTCGTGAGATACCGGGTTACGATTTGCGTTGGCGCACTCCATCGACTAAGATTGAGAATGCCCAAGAGGCTTACGACACCCTAGCACACCTACTGACTCCCGAAGAATTCATGGAAGCGAGCAACGTAACGTTGGCCCAGTTGTCTAAGGCATTGGGCAAGAAGCTTCCCCGAGGGGAGAAGAAAAACGCTCGCGGCACCATTGAGATAGCCTTGGAAGAGGCGGGGATGCTAGCCGCCGAGGAAGACCGAGATCGCACTCCTTACCTAAAGAAAGCAAAAAAACTTTAAATTTACCCATGGCGCTTGCGTTATGGACAACAAAACAGAAACACAAAAAACAAAACAAGAAGATGGCAAAAAAAGCACTAAGTGAAGAAGTAGAAGAAACGGAAACGACAGTACTGGCGGAAGCGTCCGGCGAGGTAACCTATACGGAGGGCTCAGCTACAGCGGGGTTGACCGTAGGGGGGTTAGTCGACGATCTAGATGCTAGCGACATAGCGTTCCCGAGGCTTTCTATATTACAGGCGGTCAGTAAGAAGGCCCAAGAGAAGGAGTATAACGCGGGTGACATCGTTTTAGACAACGAGTTCGTGCTAAAAGCTCCTATAGAACTCACGGTTATTCGCATTGGCAAGATGTATGAAGAAAACGTGGATTGGGATGGCGGCGAGATTCCTCGAATTCTCACCAAGAAAGAAGCTCACGAGGCGGGTGGATCATTCGAGTGGGGTTCCAACGGGCAGAAGCCTGATTGGATGCCTATAGCGGATGCTTTGATCGCAATTAAGGGCGATGATCCTGAGATCTACCCGTTTGATTACGGCAAGGAGAACTACGCTTTCGCGATGTGGCGTATCAAGGGAGTGGCGTACAAGCGTGCTGCAGTAAAAATGTTCACTGCATTCCGCATGTACTACCGTGAAGGCTTTACCGCCGGCACGTTCACTCTCGACACGGGTACCGATGTGTTCGGCAACAACACCGTGGTTGTACCGGATCTTCGAAGAGGGCACAAGAACACTCCCGAATTTCGTGAGTGGCTCGCTGATTTTAGCTAATCCATTACTTGGTTTAGTAATCTGAATACTCAGTGGTGTGTGTTCATGGGTGGCCGGGAAATTCCCGGTCGCCCACTCTTTCCTATTGTCCTATGAAAAAAAATAAAAGAAAAGTTGCGGCGATCGACTTCGAGACCTTCTATTCTACCTTGGTCTCCATCGCCAGAATGTCGACATGGCAGTACGTAAATCACCCGGAATTCTTAGCCTACTTAGTGGCGATCTACTCGTCCGAACTAGAGTTCGTAGGCAACCCGGAAAACTTTGATTGGAGACGCTTGGATGGTTACACGTTGGTAGCACACAATGCTAGCTTTGACCAACGTGTGTTCGAGCGTCTCCAAGAACTTGGGATTATTCCATCCGACATAAAAGTAGAGTGGGAATGTACCGCCGACATGTGCGTGTACTACCAGTATCAACGCAACCTCAAGGGAGCCGCCAAGGCGATTCTCGGTGTGGACATGTCCAAAGAGGTGCGTGACAACATGAAGGGCAAGACTTGGGACGACTTGGTGGCCGAAGACAAGGCCAAAGAGACCCTCGAGTACGCACTGGATGACGCTCGGTACTGCTACGAAATTTGGGAAAAGTTAGAGGGCGGTTGGCCTGCGTACGAGCGTAGGCTTTCCATGATGACCCGCGCGATGGCTTGGGATGGTTTACCCCCCGCGATTAAGACCATTCGCGACGGCATAAATCATTTGGAGCGCCAGTTGTTCGACGCTAAGCAACGCCTTCCATGGTACGACGAGATCGATCCCGACACTCGCAAAACCTTTGCCGTTTATTCTAAAAAAGCGTTAGCCATCGAGTGCAAGAAGTTGGGCATACCCCCACCTAAATCTCTCGACAAAAACAGCGAGGACTTTCTGCAATGGAATGCAGAATACGGCAAGCAGATAACATTCGCGGCAGATATGCAGGCGGTACAAAGAATTAACAAGCACCTAAAGGGTTTGCGAGCGATGGAGGAAAGGTTGAATGCCATGGATCGCATTAGCTACAACTTAAAATATTTTGGCGCCGATGCTACCGGACGATGGTCAGGTGACGGCGGGTTCAACATTCAGAATTTGCCACGAGCACCTCAGTACGGCGTAGACATAAGGTCATGCATCTGTGCAGGCAAAGGGAAAAAGCTTCTGATAGTAGACCTTGCTCAAATCGAGGCTCGGCTTACTGCTTGGTTGGCTGAGGATTACGAATTCTTAGAACAGCTGGGTGGCGGCATGTCTCCGTACGAGGCTCACGCCAGAATCACTATGGGATGGACTGGCGGTAAACTCAAGGACGAGGACCCCGGACTGTATATGCTGGCTAAGGTTCGTGTGTTGCAGTTAGGCTACGGTAGTGGGTGGTTCAAGTTTGCGGAGACGGTTAAGAGTTACGGGCAACAAGACTTGCTTGACTTACCTTTTACTAAATCCGACGAGATTCGCTTCAAGGATTTTGCAGCGGCATACCAGCCGGGCAAGGCCACCGCTTACCCTACCCTGTCGACCTTCGACCGTCGGCAATGGGTAAACGCCTACATACAGGTGTCCGATTTCCGATCAAAAAACCCGGGGATCACAGCGGCATGGAAGGCACACGATTGGGCCCTGAAGGATGCCGCCAAGACAGGCGACGATTACTCGTTCGAGATACCGAGCGGTCGGGAGTTGCGCTACACCCGATGCCGCATCGAGACCGACGGCATAACGGTAGCCACCCAAGAGGGGTCTGTTCGTCGGACATACACCTACGGAGCCAATCTGTTTCAAAACAAGATTCAGGCTACTGCTCGCGATATCTTTGCGCACATGTTGGTGAAGTTGGACGAAGCTGGCTACAATATCGTCATGCACGTTCATGATGAAGTTGTGATTGAGATCGAGACGGCTCGTGCGAAAGAAGGTTTAAAGGAAGTAATAGAAATAATGTCAACGTCGCCGGAGTGGGCGAAAGAGGTACCTCTTTCCGCCGAAGGCATAATAACCAAGGAGTACACGAAATGAACCGAGTAATTGGACTTACTGGCCGCAAGGGATGCGGCAAAAGTTCTGTGGGTGCCATTTTGGCACACAACTACGATTTCCAAGTGCGAAGTTTTGCTTCGCCCATCAAGGAAATGTTAGTAGCTATGGGCATACCCAAGAACTATATATACGATGCCGCAGACAAAGAAAAACCAGTGCCGGGGTTTGGTAAATCCGCAAGGTATATGATGCAGGCATTGGGCACAGAGTTTGGGCGCCACCTTATCCATCCGGACGTATGGATCCGAGCATTGAAAAATAAATTGGATTGTTTGGACGGAGATGTTGTAATTGACGACGTTCGATTTGCCAACGAGGCGCGCATGATCCATGCTTATGGTGGGATGATACTTCGCATTGAAAGACCACACACCAAAGACCAAGACACCCACCCATCCGAGCTGCAGTTAGACAGTTCACACGTAGATCAAACCCTCCAAAATATTTCTCCGTATTCGACGGATCTGGAGTTAGCCGTAACCGAATTCATGGAGATAAAATACAATGGAACTTTTCACATTGCCGAATCTGTCGGCGTCGCTAGTCAGTAAACGTAAACCTTGGGAGTGCGAATTCGACTTACCGGAATTTCGAAATGGCAATGAGTACAAGCATTGGGCTGCTCGACCAACGACCAAGTACTTGGCATACACTGCTGCTGAGGGGGCGGATCCAACACGTAGAATATCTTCCGAGAACCCTATACGATTTTTGCATGGCGCCTGCGTCGACTGGGACGCGAGCTTCAACGACGAGGAGTTTGAAGAGATCGTCCGTCGAATGCTTGATCTTGAGTACCCTGTAAATTACATATCGCGTAGCTACAACAACGGCATACACGCCGTGTTCTTTTTCGAGGAGCCTTTGTTTTGCCACGGGCCTCAGAGCACCGCTCGATTTCTTAAGAGGTTGTCGAAAGAGCTGAAGCTTGACGGCAGGGACGCTATTGCTCGTGGCTTTGACTCTGGAATATTTGGTAAACAGTTTTACTTATTACACGGAAAAGATTGGCGTCCCGTCAAGCCCGAGGCCCGGATCCCCAGTGCTGAACTGCACTACTGGCAGTACGAGACTTCCAAATCCAGTGATTTCAATGGGTTAGGCCCCGCGATACCGCTGGATGCTGTGTTTGAGGAAGTAAAGAAGGTGTGGCCTGACCACGAGTGGCCCGGCGATTTTAAGGAAGGCAACCGAGGCCCGACGTTTTTTGACCCGGGCGGTCAACATAAGACGGTTAACTCCGCGATTATCCGCGACACCGGTATGCAGGTGTTCAACATGGCGAAGGGTTTCTACACTTGGGCTGAGGTGCTGTCGCCGGCGTTTGTGCAACAGTACGAGGTGGGCAGAATTGGGGATGCTATTGAGGGCTACTGGTTTGACGGCAAAAACTATTTTATTGAGGACGGCGTTGGTGGGTTTTTTAACGACAGCAAAGAAGACGTGCTGTTAGATTTGCAGTGCCGTCATGATTTGTCCGCACGCCCCGGGAGACACGAAAATGTTAGCGAGTCTAGGCGAGCTATGCATATGATCAACACCTCGAAAAGAGTCGAGGCCGGCATACCTTTTGCGTTCACTAAATCCAAGATCGTTGTCCACGAAGGTCAGCGGTATTTTAATACAGCGCGCGTAAAACCACTAACCCCATTAGATACCCCCGTTAAGTGGGCTGAAGGGTTTCCGATCATATCTGAATGGATGACTGCTATGCTTGGCGAGGATCAACTCAAGCATGAATTAGCATGGCTGGCCTACGCTTATAAGAACGCCTACTTCGGCAAACCTCAGCGCGGGCACGCTCATTTTTTAGTGGGGCCACCAAACAGCGGCAAAACACTATACAACAAATGCGTATTGGGCGGGTTGTTCGGTGGTGGAATCAAGGCTAGTGAGTATCTTTGCGGTAAAAACGATTGGACGGATTACTTGTTTGAATACGGCATGTGGCTTGTGGACGATGAGGCTCCGTCGGAGTCAGCTGCTATGCATACGGCGTTTACCGCGAAGCTAAAAGAGCATGTGGCCAACGATACTTTTTTAGTGACCGGCAAGTTTAAAAAATCAGGCAGGGCTTTCTGGCGCGGGCGGATTTCGATTACTCTTAACGACGATCCGATTTCCATGCGGCTTCTTCCCGACCTCGACATGTCAATCAAGGACAAGCTTATGGTTTTTAAATGTTCGGACGCATATGAATTTGCTATCGACACCAAAGCCAATGTCGAGAAAGAACTGCCGGCCTTTGGCCGTTGGCTGTTGGACTACGATATTCCGACCGAGCTTCAAGAAATTCGGTTTGGCGTCAAGGCGTACATAAACCCGGCACTCGAAATGATGGCGGTAGCCGACAGCCGATACAGTCACATCTCCGAGCTGTTGGGGATGTTTCGACGGACGCTCCACGACGATGCTTGGGAGGGTACGACTTCCGAATTGCTGGTGGTACTCGGAGCCAACGAGAACAACCGAATTTTACTGAAGGACATGAACCCAAGGAAATTGGGTTGGGGTCTCAATCACATATTCTCTAAAGGCAACGAGTGGTTGACCAAACCTCGGCACAGGGTTTGGCGAATAGCGGGTTGTGAATAGTGCCTGTGTAGATCCGGGTGCTTTGTTCGAGCACATTTTTTTTGTAGAGGCGATGAAACGAGGGCTTATGCCTTTTCTACCCATGCAGCCACGGCAACCACAGGACAGCGTTGTTATGAATCAGGCCGGGAAAATGTACAAGGTGCAGGTCAAAGGAACTCACACCACAATTGTACACCACGGCGCTAAACGTTTTAAAATCCAGCCCGTTTGCGGGAACGTAAAAAAGACGCCTATCGATTGTACCAAAGTAGACCTTTTAGTTGCCTACATCGAGCCTGAAGATGCTTTTTACATAATCCCATGCCTCGAGATCGAGAACGTAAAAAGTTTATGGTTCTACACCCACAACCCAAATTCAAAAGCAAAATTCGAAAAATACCGTGAGCGCTGGGACTTGTTTAAGAACTGAAAAACCCAGCTTTCCGGAGACGCACTCGAACCGATTCTTCGGAACACGCTAGTATTCTACCGATAGTTCCGGGGTGGTAGCCTTCAACAAAACGTACTGAGATAAACGACTCATATATTTTCAGTCTACGTTGGATACGTTTTTGATCGGTTCCGTTTAAGTAGTTTTTGTTTGAAAGGTCTCGGTTGGTGAATGGGGGAGGTCCCGGTGTGCCGAAAGCTTTGCGAACTTGCTCGGCGGTAAGACCGAGTTTAGCGAGCGTGGGGTCGGTCACATCGTTACGGTAGCACTCGCCGAATGCTTGGGGGGAAATTGAACAAATCCTGTGCAGGAAATCTCAGTTTTGTCGTTTTCGAAATCGAAATTAACATCAACTGACATGTTAGACTGCATGTGGTTTTCTAATGCTGCTAAGCGGATTTGCGGGAGCAGATCATCCACTACACCGCGCACTTGAGCGCTTACTACATCCAGCACATCTTTTTCTATTTTCGCTTGCCGATCTAACCAATCTTTCATAACCGCCTTTTTTTAATTGAGTCAGTGCAGAGTCAGTGCATTGACTCTTTTGTAACAAAATATAACATAGCTTCACAAAATTCAAGCTGTTAAGCCACAAGTCTTACACCGACAATTGTCGATTCAGAGAATGGTTTAGAATGATTTGCCTACTAAATAGCCGACAGCCATCTCTCTAAGATTCCATGGGTATTTGGAATGAGTGGCGATGAACATACGGATTCTAAACCGTCTACCGCGAACGTTCGTGAACACTTTTATGTGCTCTTTCAGCTCGCCTTTGTATTGACCGCTGACTTTCCCCTCATCGCTTTCGACGTAAGCCCACAGGTGCCCTGCGGAGTTTTTTCGGAAAGCGAAGTCGATTCGATGTACCTGTTTTTCGTCGTGTTCATTCCCTAAATGCATCCACGCTGTTTCGGCGATTGACAGATATGCGTTGGAGAAAAACAGAGGTTTTGTTATTGTAGACGACCCCACTTTAGTTTTAGCGAACGGGGTGGTCAGGTATCGTCCTCGGTAGCTAAACGCTCCGTCGTGATTGCCTACGATAAAATCATTCCCGACGGGTTGGGTCAGGTCGTTCCAAAGCCCTCCAAATATATCAACTTCTTTAAAACCTCCTTCGCGAAGGTCTGTCAAATCAGTGCTTTTTACCTTTAGATCGGACGTCACGCACACCATGTCGGACGTGTTTTTAACTGATGTCAGCGCGGTAACATCCTCACAACTAAAAGGCCCGGTTAATGCGTTAGATAGTTTGTCTACAGCCCAGCCATTGAACCTAGACGGCTTTGTCCACCCCGTCCAGCTGGACATGCTTTCACCGACTATTTCAATATTGCTCGCGTTGTCCCCTACGCCGTCACCATCCGTGTCCGTAGTTTCAGTAAAATCGGCTGGGAATTCATCCGTGTTGTCGCCCACGCCGTCTTCGTCGGTGTCCACCTGCTCGGTGGGGTCGAGTGGCAAATCGTCATATTCGTCGACAGGCCCGTCGGCGTCGCTGTCGACCAGAATAGAGGTCAAGATAGGCGCTGCTGGGAGTAAGTTTTCAGTTTCTTCGATTGCTTCAAAAGCGCTGGGGGTCGACGGCACAATTGAGCCGAGGTCGAACACGGCTGTAAAAGTCGAGGGGGTTCCCGGAAGGATACCTGGGGTTACCGTCCCAGACGACTTCGTCATAGTTATGCCCGTGCCTGTCCAATCGGCATCCGCTGGGCACTCTTCTAACCCTGCGTCGGCAAAACCTAAGTCTAACGCATACGACACCCCCATGCATATATCTTGGAGCGTTGTCGCCCCTCCCTCTTCCCATGTTCCTGCTAACGCATCTTCGTTGTTATTGTCTATGTCATTCTGATCCGCTTCCGGGAGGGTAGTAAGATTTAGAGGTGCATTCGAGATATCATCATATGTAAAATTATATCTGCCAGCAGGGCCGTAGGGATAGGCTATGTGATTGAACTCGCGATTATCGTAACTATTCGCTGGGGCACCTGCTGAGACTGTCCAGTAATCCGTAAAATTGCCTCTGTTTATATCCCACCTTGAGGCTTGGGTAAAAAACGTACCGTAGTAACCGTTCGCGTTCGGGATGTCTACCCATCCATTAGCGTAACTGTATTCTTGCCATCTCGGGTTGTATGCAACAGTGGGCAGGTCGTCTAATATTTTAAATCGGATTTTGGGGGGTGCTACGTCTGCTAGATTCTGGTACGAGCTGTACTGAAGGTCGAAATGCGTACGACCAATCATATAGTTCGCCCATTGAAGCTCCGTAGGATTACCGAAGAAAGCTCCCAGCACGCCGTCTGCCGCTCCATTCTCTCCCGCATACCCCTCGACTCCGGTAAAGTCAACATAGAGATGACCGCTGTCCACCATGGGGCCGGTGTTCGATCCGCTGTGCCTAGTTATGTTAACATTAATCGAGGGTCGATACGGCCAGATATTCCCGCCAATCGGGTTCATCCAGCTAGGCATAGAGTCGAAAGCCTCGGCAGTTGACCCTATAGCCCAACCGTCAGTGGCGAAGAGATCGTAAGAACCCACCAAAGTAGGGTGGGTAAACAGTGATATTTTAGTGGCCCATTCAGGGGGGTCACTGCCTTTGGGATCAAAAACTATTGTCCAGCGGTACCCTGACGTTTGAGGATTGCCAGGCCCAATAGTGTTAGCGTCCCACCATTGTTTGACGATTGAATAATCTACATTGTTGGCATTAATCCACGCTTGGGTGCGGTCATCAAACTGGTATTCGCCATTTAGGCCGACCGCATCGCCGGTGAGTCCCGCAACGGTTACGATTTCACATCCAACCGGAGCGGACATATGTATTCAGCTCTTCTGGCTGTTTAAACCGTCGTAACGGTTGCTACTGTTCCGCCGTTGGAGTCGCTAGCCGTCGCTGCGGCGGAAAACCCAGTGGAATTTTTAGCCTTAACAACATAGCTGTATGTCGTGGCCGGTGCAAGCCCGGTGTCGGCGTAAGTCCAATCTGAACCGTCTGCGACAAAGTCTGAGAGGTTGTCGATCCCGTCCTTTAATGTCGTGTCGTTCACGACATCGTTCTCGAGGTCGGCAGCCGATCCCCCGGTCTTTCGGTATATTGCATACCCTGTTACGGTTCCTCCACCGCTGCCGGGTGTCCATCTTAAATTTACTGTTACTGACATGTGTGCATTCTCCTAGTTGTGGTTAGTTAAGTCAAACGGTTGTGAGCTACGTAACTACTATGTAGCTATTAGCAAATCCCGGGAAGCTAGTGTCTGCGTAATACGTGCCCGCAGCCCAACATCTACCGGTGCTACACGCTCCCGAAGCAGCCCACGATTTAAAGTATTGTACCGTCCACACGCGGTTATTGGGGGCTGCGTATTTAATCCGCAGTTCCGTTTTTTTAGGGCCTCCCATGGGCTTATAAATTCTGACAGGAAGGTTTGCGTAGGGGTAGTGTCTATCCGGAAAATGGTATTGCAATTTGCCTTCGTAGTCGGGGTGCCCAAAATCATCGTCATGGTTGACCGTGCTGTCAGGCAGCATCTTGATTCTGCCTTCGAAATACCCGTCCCCGCCGGGTTGCGCTCCGTACGTGCGTACGTTTACATATACACTGTACCCACCGGCGTAGTACCCAGCGCATGGAGCGGCTAGGTTGCAACTGTCTGCCGCTTCAAGACCCGTTGGAGCGGATGGAGCTATAGTAGCAGGGTCTACAACAACACCTAAATTGGTAGGCGCTGATGGGGCTATAGTAGAAGGGTCTACGACAGCTCCAAAAGCGGACGGTGTCGCTGGAAAGGCTAGTGTATGAATAGCTTCAAAAGCTGTCGGAGCGGATGGAACTATAGTAGATGGGTCTACGACAGCTCCAAAAGCGGACGGTGTCGCGGGAAAGGCTAGTGTATGAATAGCTTCAAAAGCTGTCGGAGCGGAGGGCAAGGCGAGAGACGCTAGAGCCCGAAAAGATGTCGGACCTGCTGGAACTGCGATTATTTCAAGGGCTTCAAGTAGCGTCGGAGTCGTCGGCGCTAACGTAGCCCCGTCTACTGCCGCCCCGAAATCCGTAGGTTCGGAAGGCGCATCTGAAACCGGGGACAGCCGCAGTCTTGTAGGTGCTGACGGCTCTAGCAGTTCTGCGGACAGCTTAAAATTGAATGGGGCTGAAGGTTCTATGGACGATCGGTCTAGAACAGTTTCTAAAGAAGTAGGTGCCGTGGGAGCTATTGAGCCCAAGTCAAATACGGCGTCCAAAGCCGTAGGTGCCGAGGGGGCTTCTCCGACGGTGAAGCCAGTAGGGGTTGCAGGAGGGATTCGTTGCGCATATCGAGCGTAATCCTCGTTTTCTAAATACGCCCAGTATTGACCGCTTTCAGGGTCATACGCCGCAAATGATTTAGATAGGTCTACGGGGTGACCCTTCTCCCATCGACCCTTGGCCTTCCAACTAGCCTGATCGGGATCAGAATATCGGTCAGTCTCTTCCGACCCTCGGCTTGACGCTTCATCTTTGTAAATTTGACCATCGTGCCCTAGATAAAAGGGTTGTGTGCCGTCCTCACCCCCGGTGACGCTTTGGTTGACTGCTGCGGAAGTAACCGTAGACGGAGCTTGCGCTACCCTGTAACCATCTTCCGCTTGATCTGGCGTAGGGGCGTATAGTAAAAAAGCGCCCGCGTCGGTGTGTACGATTACCTGATTACCTCTGTTTGACAAAGCCGTAATTTTCGTAGCGTTCGACATCAATATATCTACTGTAGATAAGATGCCGGGAGTGTTGGCTGACGTAGCTAACTCGGTGGAATAGGGGGAGTCTCGTTCAGGCACCGTAAGACCTGCGGGTTCCGATATATAAATAGTTAAAGGTTTTGACGGGTTGCCCGATGCAAAAATACATTTACTGGGGCCAACTATAAAAAATTTACACTTCGGGAATTGAGAATATTCCATTTTATATATGGTATTCTCAGGGTAGGAGTTGGTGTTCAAATAGCTTGCGATATCCGCTCCCCCAAACATTGCTTGGTCGGACCCGTCGCCCCAACTTATTTCCTGATTCCCTACGGAAGATATGTATGCTTCTTCGGTATTAAAAGTGTTTATATCCCCGCCTGGAACCGCTACTTGGAAAGACGTCCCAAGGTCGCCCAATTTAGTGTTAGCGGAGGGAAAGCACTTTGTGTCATGAACGATTCCGTTTCGACTAGCGAATAGCAAAGAGTTGCCTTTGCCGTCGTTAGCTCCGGATAGCCAATTTGAATCGGTCGTGGAATATTGCGAGACGCTTCCCAGATCCGTCCACACAGGACCGCTTCGCAATCCTCCCGGCCCAGAAGGGATACATCCTTCGGCTATGCGAAGGGTACCGCGATCGGCGTCATCGCGATGCGATTCGATCCCGGTGAAGTTAGGTATCCGGAAAAACCTCATCCTTCTTTTCTATTAGGTTTCTTGTACGGAACCAACCGGTTGAGAGCTTCTTGACGCTTTTTACAAGAGTTGCATTGCTTGATGCCCAGCTTAGTAGTCACCTTTTTAACAGTGTCGCCTAGCCCTTTAGATTCTTCTTTTTTTGTCATTATGCTATGGAGTATTCAGTATAATATACATTTTGAGTACCTGTACTTCCGGTTATTATGGGGGAGCATCCGGGTACGGAGCCTGCAAAAAAACTACCTACGTCGACATTCCACCGCTCGTTGGTTGAGTCGTACGAGAGAGTCGCCCCAGTTGTGGCTGTTTCTGTAAAAGAGGTACACCAATTTGGTTGCTCCCTGTTCCACGCATCTGCATTGATGTCGGGCGCTGTGTATAAACCAGTAGCTCTCGTAAATGTAAAAGTGCCGCCCCTGTAGGGTCTGTATAAAACATTATCCACTTCCTTACGGCAATTTAGATGACTCCACAGTGGATGGTTCGCTCCAGTTTCAGTCCACGTCTTAAATACCAGAGTGTACGTATTGTTCTCCTCTGGGCAAAGATCGGAGGTAGGGTCGCAGCACGGCACAGTTATATCCACGTCACTTTCCGGTCCTAGTTTTAGCACCTTTCCGCATTTGTCTATGTGGATTTCGCGCTCTTTGAACTTTAGCTGAGTGCCTCCGCTTGAATCTTCTTTCGATACGGAGGTCAATATATTAAAAGACTTGCATCCCTCCTGTGTTACCACGTCCCACTCATACTCTCCGATCGACGTAATGGATTCGCACGCGCAGTCTGTTTCCTCGCCTGTACAATTATCCCAGAATATAAAAGCCATTTTGGGAGGTCCCTTAGCCTCTCCTTTACCGCCCACGTCTTCTTCCCGGATTAAAGTGTCTAAACTGTCCGGCACTTTCGGCTGATTAAAACCGTCGACTCGTAAAAGGTAGCAAAACTTTAAGCAGTCCCCGTATTTAGCAACGATTAGATCAGTGCTGTCGGGCAAGGACACGGACACGGGCAAGTCCTCCGCTTTTTGTGCATGCCGATCCTTTACGAAATTTACGAACGCATCTTGCACAACGTCAACGCTGGCACCGTCCTCTAGGTCCTTCATAAAATGAGTGACGGCAGGTCTTATAGGCTCGTCGTATGTAAAAGCAGTAGGCTCGTTAAGGTCGGAAATTTCTTCCCTTATGGCTTCTACTTCAGCTTGTAACTCCTCCAAGAGCTCTTGCTGTCGAGCCTTTTCTTCCTCGCGAATTTCTTCGTCCATTATAAAAAGGTCAGTTGAATAACCCAGATACGTTTGCCCTTGTGTGAATGCACCGCTTTAATTTGAGAGCCCACGATCCGAGTGGGGATTACCCCAGCGGAACCGCCAGAGGTGTTGTAACCTGAAGACCATGTTATATTACCACCGGCTTTGACTATTGGACGCCCTTGAAAGTGAGGCATTTTGTCAAAGTCCGCTAACGGAATGATATAGCCGTTAGCCTTTACGTACTCAGGAGAAGGGTTTACGGCGTCCCAGCCAAACACAAGCTCGCCGGCAGCTCCCGATTTTTTCGCTATCGCGACTTTTTCCATCACTCCAATCCCAGCGTCTGGGTTTGGGGTGTTTGATTCGAATTTTAGATACGCACTCATATTCACTCCGTAGCTAAAAATGGAATTTGGAAAGGTGCTCTTAAATGTTTGAACCCTGCCGTCTACTCCTTGAAAGTAAAAATCCATACTGACGGTAGGTGTCCCCTGCCCTCCCCCCGCTGCTTGGGTAAATATAGCGGGAGGGTTGGCACCTGTGTAAAAGAACGTAAAGTTGTAAGCGCTTTTTGAAGAAGTTCCTGCCCCCGCAGACCCTCGCACGTGAAAACCGGATTCATCAAAATCAACAAACTGAGGTAGTTTAAACGACCCTCCCTTTCCCGTAGCGAAAGACCAGCTCGGGGTACTTGGGAGTTTCCACGACACCGCCCATAGGTCGACCCCGGGGTTAGACGTGTCTATTGAAACATTGGCGGGCATCCACTCTAAATTTTGAAGAGGTATGTAGTTTACTAGGTCTGCGCCAAATTGTTGAATTACGTTATCGTCAACTTCGAATTGCTTTGGGTATGCTTCCGCCGCTTTTACGATGTCCTCAACGGTATACGAAGTCGTAGGGCTTGTGTTTTTTATTATTTGCGGAAGGAAGTCCCAAGGATCGTGTGAGTCGGACCCTCCTAGGGAGTTAACTGGGTGCATCCCCCACGCAGTTTCGTCATACCCTAACACGTCGTCTTTTTTGCGGAGCACTGTATATTTTCGGTACAGAGTTTTTAAAAACGCAGTTTGGCTCGATTGCTCAGAATGCCACGTATTTCTTAACTGAGCGTATTGCCGAGTTAAGTAGGCTTTGTCCACGGTCTTACCGGGCTCTATCTGTTGGTTGATTAAGTAATGGTCAGTAAATTCCTCGTCGGGTTTACCTACCTCCAAAAACAACGCGGTTCCATCAAGAGTCCCGTTTATTCCGGTTTTAGTTACTTTAGGGCCTTCGACCACATACCGTCGACTTAGGCGCTGTAACCCAAGGGCATTGTCCTTAGTTATTTTCGGACGACCGAGAGGTCGTATTCTAAGGTCTAGGGACACTTCACCAGCCTCCGCGTTTTACCAGCCTCATAGAGCCTTTGTGTTTTTGGGCAGAGGCTAGCGTAGACAGTCTTTTTCGAGCGTTTTGAGCTGCCAGCACGAGTAGTTCTTTGTTTGCTCCGTTGTACCTAGGATCAGCTAGCATTTTTTCTTGAGCGAGCGGGAACAATATGTCCCACACAACGTCTCCGGGAAGCCTAGGTTTATCGGAGTCAAATGATAGTTCCGCAGGCATTACGTTGGCTCGAAGAGTTACCGTGTATGCCTGATCGGGTATCGGGTATAAAAATAGTCTAGGCATCACTTCGCTGTCGGTTCCGCTGTCGGTAGTGTCGACGTAATACCAGATGGGTCGGCTGACTTCAGGCTCTATTCCTTCGAAATTAGGGAAGCCCAGCCCTCTTAGCCCGGGGGCTTTGAAATCTGAGCTGTAGTGCGAGCGAATTCGGATTTCGTCCTCTGGTCCCGACATGGGGCTCAAAGGTCCAAGGCCGTCTAGCTCAGGTATTTTGTCGACGTCAATTACATCCGTGCCCAGTTCTGCTGACTTTTGTTCTTTAGCGTAACTTAAGGTCAGTTTTCGCGATGCCCATTGAGGTCTTCGGCCGTCTATGGGAAGATAGCACTCCCGATACGCTTGGTTTATAAATATCCCGAGTCGCGTTTGATCAACGGGGGGTAAATCAGATGCACCGTCCGCTCCTAGCATGGAGGCGAGCTGATCCTGTAACGCTTTGTAAGTAATTACGGCCATGTAGGTACGCTAACCTACCATGCCCCGTTAGCCTATCGGTTGTCTACCGCAACCGCTTTTTTAACTTTTTTCTTAGGGGTTCTTTTGACCTTTGGCTCTACAACCTCGGCCTTGGGCTCTTCAACCTCGGGCTCCGGCTCGGGTTCGGGTAGCCATGCCGAGAAAAATATATGCCGATACACTCTGCCCTGCGAGCGAAAGATGTCATTTACTTGCGCTTGGTCTTTAGGTTCATACGCATAGTGCCGTATTTTCGGATCCCACAAAAAATTGTAGGAAAGGCGTGAAACACCTTTGACGCGAATGTTAGGCGTAGTGCCCATAGTATCTCTTTTACCTATTATTATAATCTTCATAAAATCTAAAAACACCGAAGCTCTCCCCCCGATAGGGAGGAGAGCCGGCGGTTAGCGACTAAAATAGTCGCTGATGTGGATGGGAAGTTAGTTAGCAAACGTAAACCCTGGTACTTGGCGCACCACTTCGACAAGCTGAACTCCGGGGATCCTGCCACGAGTGTCTTTGCGAGCGGCCATTCCGTAAACGGATTGAACACCTACAGCCGACAAGTGGGCTTGGTTTCCTGAGTTAGCGAAGTCATCGTAGTGGAAGATTTGTTCTCCAAATACGCTACCTTTAGCGTAGTAGAGAGCGTCTCTTCCGGCGGCCATAGCGTAACCAATCGGAGTTCCGATCGAGTTAGCTTGAACGAACGTAGACCCGGCTGGGAACGCGTTGTCCGAGGATTGGGTGCCTGCGGTTATAGAACCGGAGATGTCAACGTAAGTAGCACCTTCGATTGCACTCATGTCAGCGTTGAAGAGGCCGTTCGTGTAGCTGTACAAGCGGAACTCGCCGTTTGGCTTGATGCCGAGGATGTATTTAGTTCCGGCTTCTAGCGCGGCATTGTCACCGCCTCCACCAGGAATTTTTACATCGGCACCAACGAAGTTAGCCATGTAATCTCCACCAGCTTCACCGATTGATGTCGCAGCGTCAGCTATAGCTGTGAAGTTCGAGAACGAAGGAAGAAGCGGGCTGCCTTGACGGCCGCGAGCTGAATCCATGATCACGTTGTGGTTTGCGATTACGTTGTTGTCCCACTTGGCATATGAACCTGTGTACAACTTGTTGTTTTCACCACGAGCGTCAGCTTGTGTGATTGCTTCCAAGTAGTCGGGGTCACTGCGTAGAGGACGAAGACATGCATCGGCCGCGAAGAACAAATAACCTGGAATTTCCTGGTTAACGTCTCCTCCGGTATTCATGGGCTCACCTCCACCAGCAATAAGAGCTTGCTTGGCTTCCTGAATAATGTCTGTGGACAAACCTTCGGAGTACTTAAGATCTCCGGAAGCGCCATAAGCGGAAATCAGATTGCTTCCAACATTAGCGGAATTCAAGCAGGTTTGGCGAAGTGCAAGCATGATGTGGTCTTGCTCAGTACGAGCCATCCATTCAGTCATGACTTCAGCCGAAAGCTGGTCGATGGTTTTGCCTGTGAAGCGCATAAGCTTCAAGACTTGCGTCCAAGCTACTGCGTGGCGAACGAGATCGATTTCCATGTGGAAGGTATCGAAATCGAGCGTATCCGTAGAGTTCTTCAGAACCGCTTCTCCCCGGACACCTTGTCCGCGAATTGGAGCTACCGTAGTGAAGACAACACGGTCGGAACCGCCTGCAGATAGGTCGCGCTTTTCAGTTATAGGTTTGTCACTTCCTTCGCCGCCGATGAATTTTGCGAACACGTTTTTTTCCCGGGCATCCCTCGTTACGAGTTCAGACCAGATTTTAGTGCGCAGTTCGTCGTTGCCTCGATCAGCGCTTGTGGCGCCTTTCAAGAGTTCGGCGTAGGACGTAGCGTTTTGGATTAGATCAACGTTGTCGCCGGAAAGACCGGCACCAGCGTTGTCTGCTGGGAATGTTTTATCAGGCATTGTATAATATAGTTATGCGTATGTATTACGCTATGAGTACTGTTAGTTGTTGGTACTCCCCTAACTACTTATCGGTTTGGCTGGGCTCCCCCGGCGGATCCTAAGAGCTTATAAAGGTCTTGAGAGGATAAATTCGGAAGTTGCGCAGCCACGCCGTTCGCGGTTAGCGGAGCGTTAGCAGGTTGTGCCGCTGTGCCGGTTGTCAAAACTCTGGCTTGAGTTCCCATCTGAGGTGCCTGATGCGGTGGGGGTTGCGGCGTTTCAGCCTGCGGACCCGGTGGCGGGGCAAAATGAGATGCAAATTCGTTAGCCAAAAGTTCAGGCCACTTAGGTGACTCGAACACAGTTGCGTAGTCGGGATCTCCGTGAGCTACACGTACGTACTCGTCGAATTGCTTGCGAATAATGTGAGTCTTATCCTGCAATTCGGGAAACCGTTCGTATACTTTGTCTCGACTCTCCACCGTTTTTTCTTGGTGGGTGTTGTAGGCTTGATGAGATAGAGCTTCCATCTCCCGTTCTTTTCGATCAGTTAACGACCTCATCTCGAGTTCCTTGTGCATGATCTCACGCTGAAGTCTCAGCGCTTCGGTCGTCTCAAGGTCTTCGGCTGCTGTAGCTACCTTTTCTTCAAGTTCGGTGATCTGACTCTTTAGTTCACTTACCTGTCCGTCGTAAGGGTCGGGCGGCGGCGCCTCGGCTTCCTGCGGTGGTAAATTACTAGGTGGAGCTGGTCCCGTCTGGTTATAGATGATTCGAGAGGCGTCTTCGAAAGTTCCGCCAAAAGCATTTGACCTGTATAGGTCAATTACCTGCTGATCTAACTCGTTCCTCGGTCGAATTCGTCTTTTAGCTAGACGATCTTCCTCACTTTCGCCTCCGACCTCGGGCTGTGGGCCTTCGACCTCGGGCTGCTGTTCGGCAGCGTGTTCTGGGGACATCTCTTGCGAGACCTCCTCGGTTACTCCTAGTGCTTCTCGGAGGTCGTTTGATGACGCGTCCTCGATGCTGGTTACTGGTTCTTGCGGGGAATCAACCACCGCGGTTTCGGTTTCCATTCCCGCACCATAGTGTGTTCGAATGGTTAATGTAACCGGTTGTGGATTTTATTTTCTACGATCTTTCCACATTTTTAAAAGAGAAAACGAGACATGTATAAGTGTAAGAACTCCGCAAGTGAAAGCCAGATACGGGTTCATATCAGTTAGAACGAACGTACCGCCCGTCCCTGTTACAGCTAGAAAACCGTCTCTCACGTTATTAACTCCAAAATTCCTATTACAACGACTAGTCCAGCTAGTATACATAATGCTTTTCCGGTGTGAGAAAGTCCGGTGTAGTACTCTTTCAGTAACTTAAGATTTTTCATTTTTTATCTCTTGTGTTGGTTGGAAACGGTGCCCGAGTCATGTGCTTCTCAGCCTCGTTCTTGGAGCATCGTCGAGCTACTAAAATGGGAACCAGTAAATAGATTCCAAGAAAGCAAGCAGCCGCCATCAGGATTTTCTTAATGGTTGAAGTAAACTCCTCAAATCCCGATTGATGATCCTCCATTTTTAATTCTAAAAGTTTTTTTACGTCTCCCTCGGACAACGCTTCCAAGGTTTCGGCGGTGTCCTTGAGATTCGATCCTCCTTTTTCCGCGACAACCCCAGCCGCATAGCCTAAACCAGCCCCCGCTCCCGCCGATATCGGACCCCCAAGAGATCCCACAGTACCGCCAGCAATAGCACCGCCCATCGGGTACCATTGTTTAACCGAGCATCCTGTAAAAGTAATGAGCATTAGTATAACGAGCAGTCTCATTCGGGTGGTGACTCTGGAATAGGAATTATCCACTCATCAGTGTTCATAATTTCTAAAATTTGAGAATGAGTGTGCGTGTCTTTTCCGTATAGAAATCCGGGCTTAGACCCGGAGTATTTTAAAACCGTTTCAGTTCCCTCGACATTGTATCGAAGGGTATCGGCTGAATTCTCCAAAACTTTTCCAAAGTTTACACTTGCGACTTCCTCTTGACTGATAATTACGTATTTCATGTCTGGGGCACGTCAGTAGAGTATGAAGCATTGACCAAAGTCATGTCGGTGGTTGTTCCTGTGTCCGAACCCCTGTCGTACACAGTGGTAGCTGAATCACCCGTTCCGTCTCCCATTCTATACCAATTTCGGGGCTTGTATGCGGTGAGGTCTCCGGGAGCGCCCCCGCCGTATATGTCGGCAACATCGGTGGCGCTAAGCACTCCGCTGTCACCGTTCTCATCGCTGAACAAAGCTATCTCA